CTAATCGTCGGATGTTGGAGGCACGAGCGAACTTGTATCCACTTTGGCGAACTCAATGATGTTGTATATGTTCAACCATTGATAGGCGAAGTCCTTGAGGGGTGTGCCCTCCTCTATCGCCATTTTCACCAAATCGAAGTCGTCAGGACACAGGTCTTCGTATATTCCGTATGGGGACAATGCGTCGGAGTAGTCTATTTCGAGCCACTCCAAACGAGTCTGAAACTTGTCGTAGGTATCAATCTTTCCGTTGGCGGCATTGATATAGAGGTCGTAGACCCGCTTTGCGAAGTCTTTGCGGATGCCGTCTATCTGCTCTTGTTCCTTGTTGTTGGGCATTTCATATCGCTTGACCGTGTTGCGTAGGGCTTGGTTAGTTGTAGTCTCCGAAGAGACTGTTTGGCTTAGGTGAGGGTTACATCGTAACAAGATAGATACTTGCTTCCACTGTATTTGTGCTTTCGGCTTACGATAAAGCCAGCCATCTTCAATAAAGCCACCGCATTGGCTGCGTATGGCTCGTCCACGAAAATTACAGGCTTTTCCGCGTAAGTAATCCCATTAACGTCCGTATGTCCGCCCTTATATACTTGTTCTGTGCCGGCATTTCTGTATTCAAAGAAATAATAGCGCCCGTCATCGGTTTCGAGTTCCCCTCCGAGTTCTTCCAGTGCTTTTGCCGCCTTGTTGTTTTCAATAACTGTTACGCCCGTGGAACGTTCATAGTAGACGTGCCAGTCGGGTGCGTGCAACATTACTTTTTCTGGCATGGAAAAGCCACTTTGCGGCGGGTCGGGCAATTCCACAAAGCGTAACGGAATAACCGGCAATTTTGCTGATACATCATTGTTGCGAAAGAACTCCACGACTGCGTTCTGAAATCCCGCCGTATCGAACGGTGGCGCTTTGAACCCTTTCTCCTTGAGAATGTCCTGCGCTCTTACAAATTTTGTTACTGCCATAATTTAATCTATTTTATTGGTTAATAGCGACCTCTGCAATACGAGGTCGTTAAGGCAAACATTGCTGATTGGTTCGTGATTGGTTTGCGATTGGTTTATAATGCAAAGGTAGTGATTTTATCGCTATTTCACGAATAAATGCAGCACTTTTTAAAGTAATGACGTGCCTGTAGCCGTGTTGCGTGACTGTAAGGATTTGATATGTACCGGCTGAGAAATCGGCAGGGAGCCAGGTGTCAACCTGGTGGACGGCGGATGATACGAAGCCGGTATCATTAAAGTAGGCTGCACGGCACGTCATAAGGAACCGCAAAATTCCGTTGGTTGTATTGTGGGCACGATTGGAGACGGGTGCATTGCTGTAGGTGTTTGATTTAGCCCAGTAGTGGGGCTGGGTGCGCCGGTTGTTGCAACCGGCACTAACCCAGCCCTTATGTACTGGGATATAAACGTTGTCTCCCCATCGTGCCCGGTTTTGGCTTGCAATGGCTTGTCTTCCACAAGGAGCGTGGCGCATGGCTGTAAGATTTTGGTCGAACTCAAGCAAAGCACGCGGCGAGCGGGATGTATGATGTATGAACATCCAAGCGCCGCGTGTAAGCTTGGTGTAGCAAATGTACTCCTTCGGGGAAGACGAACGTCTGCGCTGACGTGAGTGGGCTTGAACGATGGCTGTGGCACATGGATGTAAACGAGTGATGTAGGTCAGGTTTCTCGATGACGACGTCGATAGGTTCGTATCGACGTCGTCATCGTTAGCAACCTGAGCGCTAAACGGATGCCATTCTTCAAGCCGAGGGCGGTGTGCGCCGCCTTGCACAGGCATTACGCCGTGGAACATTTCTGTAAGGTTTTGATTGTACCAGCCTTAGGATACGGGATACACTCTGGATTGTCCAGAGGAAATCCCGTATCTTTGAGGCGGGTATATAAATGTGGCGTCCTGCTCTGCGCAGTTCCGTGTTCTCGGAAATTCATATAGGTTTTGTTGTGGATGCAGCGTTTGGGCTGCATCCGTTTTTAGGCGTTTGTCAGAGATTGGCTACAAGCGTGTCGTATGCAGCTCGCGAGGTCAGCAATGCGTTGCGCATGAGACCGAGCGACATGAAGCCGTCAATACGCTCGGGTGTCTTAGTTCTGTTAGTTGTGACATTCTTTCCTCGTCCTCGTGAGATACATCCCATCTTCTGCTCCTTGGCAAAACCAAGACCTCCAATGCGTCGCTTGCCGGTTGCGGTAGCACGCAGAGCGTCAAGAATGAACGTAGACAGCGTGTCGACATCCTCCTTTACGTTGATTATCGGGAGAACCTGCGTTGCCCATGAGTGACCGTCATAACCCTTGTAGAGGTATCGGTTAATCATGTTTACCGATGTCGTGAGCGTTGCACCCCGTCTACAGCACGAACGCGACTCTATCTCCTTCTGAAACGTCTTGATGCGTGTAGAGGAAAGCGATATGCTGCTGCCCTTGATTGAATAGCCGAGAAACTTGAACCAATGGTTTGCGTCAAGATACTCCACCTTCTTCGGGTTGAGCTTCATCTGCATATTGCCAAGCTCCTCGGTAAGGATGTGCATCGCCTTAACGTAGTCACTACCGACATAAAGCATATCGTCGGAGTATCGGGCGTAATAGCCTTCGAGCTGCGATAGTTTCTCGTCGATATGATACAGGATTACGTCTGCGAGCCACGAGGCTACGGAGCAACCCTGCTTTAACGACTGATACTTCTCGTGCAGCTCACCTTCGGGAGTGAAGTACAGGTCGGAGTGATAGTAGTCGCGAAGAACGTCTATCAGAGCCGAGTGTCCGTACTTTTCCTCCACCTTGTCGAAGGCTGCGTCAACGAACTCCAACGGAACGCTGTCAAAATACTTCGACAAATCGGACTTGAAGCCGAGCACATCGGGGGTCTGCAACGCACACATACGGCGTGAAACCTCCTGTACCACTTTACCGCAGCCGATACCTTTCTGATACGAGCGACAGCTCGGATGAACCATCTCGGGCATAAGCTCGAAGAGAAGGTCGTTGGCGATGGAGAGCAACACCCGGTCGGCAGGCTCGTTCACATATACAGTACGGAACTCGCCGTTATCTTTCGGTATCTGCGCTGTATGTGGCGGCATAATCTTGTACTTGCCGTCACGGATGCGCTGATACATGAGTGCGCGCGCCTCGGGTTTGGTGAGCTTATAGAGCACGCCCTTGGATATGTCCTTGACAACACCTTTGGCGATTGCGTACTGCCAGCGTTCGGGGGCGAAAAACATCTCTAAAATCTTATCTTCTTTCATAATTCTGTTATTATTTAATGGTTTGTAAATAAGTCAAGCGGTTACGATGTGTAACCACTTGTGGTTTAGGCTTGTCTGCGGCTCACGGACGGGTGCCTGTCTGTAAGCGTGTGATTTCAAAGCTTTACACTGAAGGTCCCTTGCCAGACCGAAAGGCAGGTAAGGGACCTTCTTCTGCGAAGCTTTCATAAATGATGCCGAGCCACCGCAGACGGAACGGCAATTCCTTCTTGGCTGCGTACTACTTCTTAGATGCAGGCTGTTTCTTCCACTCGGCAATCTTCTTTTCGACAGAGATGCCAGAGTCCTTGATAAGCTGCTTCATTGCACCGAGGAGTTCCCAGCCTTCGAGGTTCGAGGCGAGATTTTCCATGCGTGCGAGCGACTGCTTTTCCGTAGTGCAGCCATTGAAGCGTGCGCCGTGGAACAGGATGAGGTTCTTCATCGTGAAGTACGCACCAGAACCCTTGTAGGCATCGGTGAACGCCTTTGACTGCTTGGTCTGCCAACGGAGATTGTTGCGGTCACGGTTGAACGCTACGACAGCCTTGTAGAGCTGATATGCAGACTTGGAGTCGCCGATTGCTCTGATAGCCCATGCAATCGGAGCGAACACAACGTTCTCAATCTCGTCAGAGAACACGTTCTTGCCGAAGATGCGCTTGTAGAGGCGACCACGGCATTTACGCTCCTTGATTTCCCCAACAACCTTGCGGAGAAGGTCGAGGTAGTCCTCTGCCATTTCAGTCACAACGTCCTTGTTGAACCAGCGGTTGCGCTCGTCGAACGACTCCATGTCACCATGCTTGAACATCTTATACTGCGCAAGCAACTCCTGCTCCACCATCTTCCACGAATACTCGTATCCGCGGTTCTGCAAAACCTCCGTGAAGTTGGGAGCATCCCACTTGCCCTCGTTCATCTCTCGGAGCATGTGGAACATCTGTGCCATAACCCAACGGCGATAGAGCTTGCCGTGTGCGATGTAGCGTCCTTCCATGATGCGAGAGAAAACAGGGTCGTCGTCAAGTACCTGTGTCGGAACGCCGTCCTTGACACGGACAATCATCTCTTCGCCCATAGGGAAGTAGTTGGAAACATCCACGCCCGCAGCCTTGAGAGCTTCGATACGTGCCTGTGCCGACTTCTTGTTGGGTTTCTGCTGACCTGCGCCGTTAGCGTTTGCTACCTCGTTGATAGTGAACTCACCTGAAATCATTACATTTCTTTTCATAATTCTTTTGTTTTTAAATTGTTAATAAAATTGGTTAGAAATGCGAGTGAGATTTACGTCCCACTCTGATTTAGGCGGTTTATAGCAAATGCTACCAAATGCTACCATCTGCTACCAAATGCTACGATTTGCTTGGTTCAACCCATGAGCGCAGGATAATCAAGTCCTTGTCGTTGGGAGATTGGTAGAACCAGCTGCCCCATTCCTTCTGCCAAGTAATGTAGCCTTGGATGATGTATGTAAGCAATCTGAGTTCTAACTTGCATCTCGCCACCTCACGTTGCTCACCATACATCATATCTTCGTCTGAGAGTTCTTTCTCAGACAAAGCCTTAAAGTAGCAACGTCTGTGTGACTCGGAACGCTCAGAAGGAACGGAGTGCTTATAATTCCTGTATGCCTTTTCTATTCCGTTCAACGCAACAGACAAAGGCAAACTACCATGTTGTTTCCAGTCTCTTGCTGTGATTTCCTCGCTAACAACAACCTCTCCGTTCACTCTACATGTTCTGTTTTGGAAGTTGATAGTGAACTTCGCACCATTCTCAACTTCATTGATAATCTCGTTGCATGTCATACTCTTAATGATTTTGGTTAATAAATGTGTGGCGTGCCGAAGACCTCGGCGCATATCTGTACGATGCTGATGTGAAACAGTTGTGGAGATCACGAGTCCACTCGCGTCAGTGGGAGACTTGTGATCTGTCACTACTGTTGAAATAAATATGGTCTTCCGGCACGCCTTTTTAGGCTGCGCTGCCGTAGGTTAGCTCATGGAGCAAAAGAAGTCGTCAGACGTGAAATACACGCCTCCGTACTCCTCTTCCACCTGCTCGTCAGACACAAGCTCGTCAGCAATGGCAAGCTCTCCGTATGACGGCTCGTAGCCGAGGATGGCTTCAAGCATGGTGGACTTTAACTCAACAAGTTGTTCTCTCGATAGTTCTGATACATACATAATTCTTAAAGTTTTGGTTGATGTGCCGTCTTCAGACGGCTTTTAGGCTGTCAACCCAAGATATTCTGATAGGGTATCTATCATCAGCTTGGTTATGCAGTCATCATCTATGTCGCTGACGTATTTGTTTACGTCACATCCATAGAGTTCTTCCCCTTCTTCGACAGCTTGCAATGCCTGTCTTGGAATGTCTCTTATAACGAAATCCAAATCAGCCTTTGTCTCGCAATCGTCAATGATACCATCAGGAATGTTGAGAAGCAAGTTGTCTTTCTCATCAACGAGATGCCATTCATATTGTCCTGGAATAAATCTTACGTTGTTCATAATTCTTATGTTTTGGTTAATGTGCGCAGTCCTTAGCTGCGCTTTTTAGGCAATGTTATTTCATCGCAGGGGAAGCACTGGTCTATAGGCCACCAGAACTCGTTATCAATTCCCGCGAATCCTCTTTCCCCTGAAACGTGAGTAACAACGTGTTCCTTTGATTGGGAATGTATGTCGCAGTATACCCTCGTTCCTACTTTGATTTTCTTCATATCTCTAATATTTTTGGTTATTGGTAGGGAGATTGCTCTCCCCCGTTTTTAGGCTATCATTCTATGCTATAGGCGAGCTTGCCATCGCCGGCTCTACGCATAGCGTCTGCAAAACTCTTAAAATTGACTGTTGATGCACTGCGTCCGTAACTACAGTAGCAGATATAATCCTTGCCGTATGAAGGACTGCCCCATCTCTCGCAAGTGTATATCCACATCTTTAGCTCGCCAACAATGATTGTGTATCCATCTTTCAAGTCGCTGTAAGCTGCACGCAAATTAGCTGTGCGTGTTCCTAAATCTATTTTCTTCATAATTGTTTGTATTTTGGTTTGTGGTGAGGGGACAAGCCCCTCGGTTTGGCTACACGCTTACTTCCCACACATCTTTTCGTTTCTTTCCAATGCTCTCTGCGTACTCGATAGCAGAAAGTATTGTAGTTTTCATCACGTACTCTCCTTGTGGCGAAATTACAAACCAAAAGTCTTCGCGATACATAGATTTTTTGAACGACCTTGCAATTTGCTCCATCTTTCGGTATGCCATGCGGTTCTGGTTTTTTAAACTATGTTCGTCCAACGCGCGCTTCGACCATTTCTTCTTTGGCTCCATCGCTCTGAATTTGGCGATAAAAAAGTCCAGTGCGGATTTTCTTGCCTCTTCCACCGTGTCGGCATCATACACAAACTCAAAACTCTGCGTATCGGTTTTATATGTAAACCGGTATTCGTGCTTCTTGGATTTGTCTAAGTAACCTCTGTCTGACACTTTGTAAACGTCTGCTTTCATAATGATGTCTGTAAGCTCTTTAATCTCTTTCTTTGTCATATTCGTAATGTTTTGGTTTTTGTGACAGCTCGCAAGCTGTCCGTTTAGGCTAATCCCGAAGATGATGTTTCCATCTCAACGCTTTCGTGAGGGAGTTTACGACCTTAAAAGGAAGTTCATAAACCCACTGTCCCATGTTGTGCAGTTGGATTGCATACTCCTTGTCAATCTTCTGAAAACCGCGCTCACCACCCTTGTGGATGGTGTAGCACAAATACTTGTTGTCTTTCATAATCACAATAATTTGGTTTTTGTGAGGGAAATATGCCTCCCTCGATTTAGGCTGCAACGCTCGGCTGTAATTGGTGTTCTTCGATTATCTCCTTTATCAGCTCGTCCTCGTCACAATAATACCCCCAGCAGGAGTCAACCTCCTCCCAGTCGTAATCGTCCTCGTTCGCTCTCTCGCTGTCCTCGTAGACCTTCGTGTAACGCACCTTCTTCTCAAGAACAAAGCCTATCACGTCGCCCCACATCCATTTGCCGATACACTCTACTTCGCTTTCCATAGCGGAAACCGCACGTTTCTGCCAGTCCTTTGTTGTGCCGCCGTAATGTTTAATGAAACGCTCCTTTGTGCAATAGGAGAAGCCTTCAACGTAATCGCCCTGGCAGTAGCCGCGTGACGACCATTCGTGTACCGCAATCTCTGTCTGACAATTTGAGAGAAGATAGATAAAATCCTTCTCGTCAAGAGCTTCGGAGAGCCAGCTACGGATGCCGTCCTGCACCTCGTCGGGTGTAAATTTCTGCATCTCATGCCATTGTTTCTCCTCGTTCCAGTATCCGAAATAATGCTCAAGATACCACATGTGGTCCGAACGGTCGTAACGAAAGCGTAGAGAGTCGCTAAGGTACTCGTTGATGTACTTGATGAATTTCTTCTGCGGTACATACTTGCAAGCAAGCTCGCATACTGCGTCGGCAAGCGAATGGTCGTTTGAGTAGAACAGCTCCTCGTAGTTTGAGGCTTCCGACAATCTATTCATGTCGCTGTAATCGAAAAGATGTACGCCTAACATATCCCAGTCCTTGCACGGACACAGAGGATACTCGTCGCGACGAATCTTGATTCTGTAATCACCAATTTCTTCGGTTTTGATAATGTCTTCACTCATATTCAATTCTTTTTAGGGTTAATGTTGTTCCGTTGTCGGTGTCGCTCCGATTGTGGTTTCTTTCCCCAACGGATAAGCCATGTTACTCTGACTCCTTGTAGTAGCAGCGCACTTCGCCCGCCTCCTTTGCGAGGAGAGGGAGTATCTTCAGTGCGTTCTTGTTGCATACGTTCAGCTCGATGCTCACCACCTCGTCGTAGAACATCTTGAACTTGTTCTCTTTAATGATGCCGAGGTGTCTTTCGTCCGTAATGAAATTGTAGAGCTGGTATGAGTCTTTGTCCTCACTGATGAATATCGCAAGAGCGTTGCCGCCGTAGATGCCAATCTCGTACTTTCTCTCGTCCTGACGGATGATTGCCTTGCCCATCTTGTCAGTCCATTTCCATTGTAATGCCATAATTCTTCTGTTTAAATGGTTTGTAATTGTTCCCTCCGAAGAGGGATTTTTAGTCTATTAAACTCTCGTTGAGCGTGTATTCCACAATGTCGTACTCGTAATCGGTTTCGTCGGTACACTGGGATTGGTGGTAATAACCACGCAAATCCTTAATCTGCTCTTTTGTTGCTCCGTCGTCCTTGGCTACCTTACAACACCTTCTAATGCTACCTGCTACAACAAGCAATTCTCGGCTTGCGTATGTATTCCAATTATCAGTGCGATAGAGCGCATAAACTTTCTTTGCCATAATTCGTTGTTTTTAGGTTATACTTGCACTCTCCACAGGGGAGAGTCTTTTAGGCTTAAAAAAACAACCACGGAATGAACTTCGCAATATTTTTAGCTTCCCTGCGGTCTCTTCTGCGCTTTTCTTCGAAAACGCTCCCATTGACGCACTGGTCGGCTGACCGCTGAAACAACGCACCTACAACCCAAAAGGCTGGAGTGTAGTCCTGTTGAACATTGTCAAGGTCAATGCAGCCAGAGTCAAGTATTTGGTTGATACACTTGTTGAACTCCTCTACATTCCTGTAGTTGCGAACAACATGGTTGCACTTTTCGATAAATTCTTCTCTCGTCATAATTCTAAATGTTGGTTAATAGAAATCCCCACCCGTGATAGTGAGGATTGATTTAGGCTAACCGAACATGAGCGAGTCAATCATTTTGTAGAATGTGTACTCGTCGGTGCTGTTGTAGAGATAGTGTACAAACTTGCGTCTGTCCTCCATTCTCAAGACTCTGTAATAATGCTTGAAGTCGGAGAAATTGCCGTTTATCCACGACTCGTGCATTATCTGCATCATTTCGTACTCGCCTGCCACCTCGTAGGACTTAGCCTGCTGCGCAAGCGTTCTGCTTCTCCTTTCGGATGCTCTTTTTGCTGTTGCCATAATTCAGAAATTAATTTGGTTAAACGTCGTTCTGTGCAGATAAGCTGCACAGATTTGTTGAGGCTCAATAACCACGATACAGGATTCTCTTGACAAGCGGATATTCGTAATCTCCGTCCTGTCCTACGCAATAGGTAAAGCTCGGCTTGTTGCCACGCAGCTCAACCCACAGACGGGAAAGTATGCCACATCTCTCGATTTTGCCGTACTTCATGTTGTGGAATACCTCGTCGTACTTTCTTTTCTGACAGCCCAGCGCTTGACAGAACCGTCAGACAGCTCACGCAGAGCGCTGTCGGTAAGCTCGAACGGACGCCATTTATAATGCTTATTATCGTAGATTTGTCCGCTCAAAAAATCGTTCATCGTGAATTGTCCTGCATCGGCAGCTCTAAGCAAGCCGACGAGTGTTTTGTAAGTTCTTTTCTTCATAATCTTTAATTTGTTGGTTGTTGCTCCTGCGTGCAATCGTCACGCAGGATTTTAAGGCATTAGCGACGGAAACGGCTCATATCCACGCCGTAAATCTTCGCAAGACGCAGAATACCATTGGCGATGCGCTCAAACCATGTATGTACAAACTGCGAGGTTCTTGCGTCAGTTCCGCAATAACCCCACTCCGTGCCAACCTTGGCAATGTCATAGTTGGTAAAGGCTACGTTCACGGTAGAGCAAAGACCGGCAATCCATTCAGTCAGCAAATCAAGAGCGGACATTCTGCGTCTGTCATCTTTAAATTTCTCTGTGTAGAACGTATCAAGCGCAAACTCAATGCGCTCCTTGTCTGACATAGACTCTACATCTGCATCATCGGAAGAGATGGAGTCAAGGATGTAAGCATACATTTTGCCGTTCACTTTGTAATCTCGTGGGTTCTTTTTCATAATCCTAAAATTTTAAATGGTTGATAAAATGAACCCGTGACAAAACATAACGGGTTGTTTAGGCTCAATCGTGATAAGCAATGGCTACAATCTCAACAATAGCGTCGTGAAAATCATTCTCAGATTTCGGATCATTGTAGTCGGTCATACGTGCGTTGTGCATCTTGCGAGCTGCAATCTTTGCCTTGTTTATCTGATACATCAACGAACGTTCAAAATTCTTGTCGCAATTTCTGTCTCTTAGCATAATTCAATGATTTAATTGGTTAATAGCAGTGGAGTTGTAGCTCCGCTGTTTAGGCTATCTGCCGAAGTATTTGCGCTCGAAATCTTCATAACTCTCGCAGTTGAAGACAACCGCAACGCATTTCAAACCACGGGCAATTAAACTCTGTTTGACTTCTTTTGTAAGTTGTTCGCCTGTGTACACCTCAAAAGGAGGGAACACGAAATAATTCTGTGTCATAATAATTCTGTTTGGTTAATGGCAGGCAGTACGAATTATCGTACCGCCCGATTTTAGGCTCTACGGCTCGATGCGTGAAAATACATCGTAGGTATGTCTGCCGGTCTCGCTTTTCTTCATAAGCTCCGCAAACTTCACTGCGTCCTCACGGGTTGCAAACTCACGCACGACTCTCGGTGTGAAACTCGGTGTAAAACTCGGGTAAAACTCAAGCACAACAAAATTTTTCTCTGTGTTCATAATTATGTGATTTGGTTGGTTAATAGACCCCACAATCGTGGGGATTTTTAGGCTGCGGATGCCTTCTTTACGTGCTCCGCAAGACGCTTGAACGTTTCGTCGTTCTCCTCTGCATCGTAAAAATCGTAAAATCTGAAAGTCACGACGCAGAAATCCCTGCTATCGCCCTTCTTGTCGCTCGTGCTGCAAACATCTACATAAAAGCTGTAGCCGGAGGAGTAAAACTCAATGCACATGCCTACATGATTGTTAAAATACATATCACGCTGCATCTTCTGAACCTTAGGAAGAATTTTCTCTGCGAGTCTTCTCGCCTCTGTGAGTCTTTTTTCTGTCATAATTCTGTAATTTATTGGTTAATAGTCCGTGCGCACATATTGCGTGCGCACAGGGTTTTAGACAATGTAAGCCACGGTCAGGAATTTGCCGTCGTAACCAAGGAACTCAACGTGTGTGTAGATTTCCTGCATCTTTGCGAATACGCTCTCCATGAACAGAGAACCCTCGCACTTAATTCTTCGTGTTGCCATAATTCATTTGTTTTTATTAGTTATTTATCGTACTGCCTAATTTGCAGGCAGTTTTTTAGGCTGAATTTTTCAGAACACAAAATCCACATAAACAAGGCGTGAACCTTTGAATTCGCTCCAATAATTCACATTGTCGTACTTGTACGCCTCGAATTTTTTGGAACTTCCGTTGTACTCGTCACGCACCCAAACGGGAGCGGACTCCGAATTTGCCAAGCGGAAAAACTCACCACGCTTGACTCTGCGCATTTCTATCTGTCTCATAATTCTGTAAGGTTGATTTATCGTACTGCCCCACATCGCAGGGCAGCATTTAGGCTGAAAGTTTCCAAGCACAATTATCGTACTAATCACTCTCCACGTTACAGCCGAGCAGGAATTTTTCCAAGCGCAGCGTACTGCGGTACAGCTCAACGCTGAACCAACGACCATTTTTCGTACTCGTCCAGAGAAACCACACAAACAGAGCGTAGAAAATTCCAAGCACATTTCCAATTATCGTACCGCTTACAAGCAACACGCACGGGAGCAGCTGAATAATTCCAAGCACAATTATCGTACTTGAATAGATAATCTGTCTTTTCTTCATAATCATAGAATTTTATTGGTGAATAGTTGGCAGCCTGTCGGCTACCATTTTAGGCTAATCGCTCACGTTGAAGAATAACAGCTCCGTGTCCTCGAATATATCAAGGCACAAATCAGGCTTGAGCCAACGGAAATAATAGAGCGTATCGCCACGCTTCTTGTACACGCCTATCCAAACGCCTGCGGGCAGCGTGCGGTTTTCGTTCGTTCCGTAAAACTCTCCTGTATTCACAGGTTCGAGGTGCATGTAGATATTCCACTGAGTGTTATCCAATCCCTCACGATTGATTGCATCGAGCACTTTGAATGTCTTTAATGTCATAATTCTGTAATTTATTGGTTATTGTTCCCTACGATTGTAGGGAGATTTTAGGCGATTCCGGCAGACCAAGCGAAATTCTCTTCTTCCTCGTTTAGTCCGTAAATACCGGAAAGAATATAAAACATGCGAGGGCTACTATTAATGAGTCCTTTATATGCACTCTCTGCGCTCTCCTTGGATTTTACACGTATAATTACATTCTCAATCTTCTTTAAAATCTGTTCTTTCATAATCCTAAAATTTGTTGGTTTGTAGTAGAGCAGCCACAAGGACTGCCCTATTTGCCTATAGGAATAACACAGACGCCTTTTTGTTATCGTCTTCATTCTCATTGTCTGTGGTTCCTTTCGCTTCAGAATAGCTTATACTCACGTAATACGCTACCATCCACTCCCGTTCATATATTTGCAGGGTATCATTGCAATACGCTGGGCTTTTACGGGAACATACCCACACTGCGCAGAAAGTTTTCTGTTGACTGCGTTTTCCTCTCATATAGATGTCTAAGGGAGTCTCACACGGATTATTTTCTGCATTATCCGTGAACATTTGTTTTCAACCACGTCGGAGTGCTGAACTCCGTAGCACGTTAGGGATCACGTCCCTGTGTGCCAATGTTATAGAATATGAATTATGAATAGCTCCCAAAGTTTCAAATTTTGCAGTTCGAGAAATTCCCGTCTATTTCCTTACAGGAAAAATCTCGCTTGCAACATCCCATAACAAAGGGCGTGACACGTCCGACACGTATCACCATTTATTTAAATAAATCTGTAGATCGATTGCTTTTAGATTTTGGCACGTTGCGCAGAAAAAGCACAGCGAGGAACACCCACACACCACGATGAGGTATCTAAAAACGTGTGGGAAAATAAAAGACCAGAGAAAAACGGTGGGGAAAAATAAGGACACAAAAAACCGCTTGCAACTCAAAACGAAATGCAAGAAAAATCCAGGTGGGGCGGCGGCTTACCGCTCCACCTGTAAGACGTTACACAAAAATACGATAGAAGGCACAGGCAAGTAAGGCAATATCTTTTTCGTTGTTGATGTCTACGGCGTGCGTATCAACGCCACCGCCAGCGACCATTAATTTTTCGTTGTTAACGTAAAAGTGCGAAAAAGTTCCGTTTGACTTGCGAAAATAGTGCTTACAGGTATCAGTAAGCGAGTTTGAAAAAATGTGTAAATTGCAAATATAGCATTTTTGTCGTTTCTTTCATAATCTACTGTTTTAAGGGTTAAACAGTAGGGCGGTAATAATTACCGCCCTACTTGGATACGTCCGGCGCCGGCTTAAAGTTTGAGCTTTCCGGCAAGGTACATTTTTTCCACCTGTTCCCTTGTTATTCCAAACTCTTCTACGGCAGCGTTTAGCGCACGTTCTTTGCGTGCCAACTCATCCGAGCGTTTTGTATACTGCTGCATAAACGTGAACGCCTTAGCAACAAACGAATTAACCTTGTTTACGGTGTTTACCATGTTTGGCAGCTTGTCAAGAAGCCCCAGACCATACAGGCGGCGATAGTTGAACCATGCCGCCGTGTTGGTTCTCTCTGCGACTTCTGCGACCGCAACCGCAACCGCTTTTTTGAACGCCTTGAGCGCCTGTTTGTCTGTGTTGGCGGTTGCCAACTGGTACGCCTCAAAACGTTCTTTAGCCTTCTCATAGTCGGTTTTCAAATGCTTGTAGCGGTCGTCAGTTTCGTTTGCGTCGTCTAAAACTTCTTTTAGACGGCTTGCAAGTTCTTTTGCTTCGTCTTCTGCTACCTCTTCCACCCACGGCAAAAACATCTTTGTGTAGCTTGGGTTTTCCTGTTCCTTTGCCAACTTCTGAGCGTTCTCAACTGTGTTGATCTGTTCGCTTACTCTGTTCTCTACTTTAGTCGCTTTCATAATTCTATATATTTAAATTGGTGAATAAATTCTAATTACTTCTAAAGTCTTTGCAGCAACCAAAGGAAACGACTAAATTTGCATTGGTGAATAAATTAGAGCGTTCCACGCTTTAGTTGCTGGCGGTGTGGTCTACATTGTAGGCTACACCGCTTTAGTGTTTCACTATTTTAAAGACCGCCACACACAGGGTTATTACCTTTGCCCTGTGCGTTGTCGTGGGTGTATCTCCCTTTCGACACTACAAAGGTACGACAATTTTCGACCAAAAGCAAACATATTAACACATATAACATTATTATAACTAACTGATTTTCAGTGTGTTATATATTTTAACAACAGTTAATTCTTATAATATAACACAATATTTGGTTGATTTACGTTTAATAAATTCAGAAGCAAGCCGAATTTAAATATATTAACAAGTCGTGAAACATTATATTTATACACTTTAGGAATTAATATAAATGTATAATGTGCTGATTTTCAAGCGGTTACAACTTTTTATAATATAAGGCAAGCGTGAAACATAAAATGTACGTTTAGTACTTTTTAACGTTATATTATTACATATAATATAAAGAAAACAGGGTGCACCCCCCTGAGAATTGACTATTTGACGGCATAGTCACCTCTTTTAAAAATTTTTTCTTCCGATTTTTGGCTTTGTGTAAACTTATGTTCCCATTCGTTAAAAACTGCAAACTTGTATATTTATGTATATTCAGTTTTATTAACTTCCAGGCGGTCGAAACTGGGAAGTGGAACGTCTGTCTGTCGCCGAATAGCTATGTATATTTATTATACACTCGATGTAGGATAAAAATGCACCAAAAACCTCGTATTTACGGGAGTTTGTGTATGATTGTAGAACTTATTTTGTACCTTCGTTTCAGAGGCATGTGAGGATAGGGGTTGGAAACCTTATCATACACTACCTACACAAACCCCGTGTTTATCGGGGATTTGGCTGCATTTGGAACCTACATTAATCGTTCATTTTCGGTTAATCGGAATTGACCGTCTCTACAGTCTGGTTTTATCAGATGCAAAAGTAGTAAAATTAATTGTAAAAGTATGGGAAACGGGATGGAAAACCTCATGGAAAGACTTGAAGAGGAGGAAAAGAGGGAGAGGGATAAGCGCAACAGATGGCGCAAGCGGCTAAAAATTCTGATGATATTGGGAGTTTTACAGGCTTTTTCAGGCGTCACGATATTGGCTTTTGCAAAATCGCTGTCTGCTGGTTTTACAGTATTGGGAATTTCCTTTATGTTTCCATACTTGTTGTATGAATTTTATAACGAATGTTAATTATGGAGTCGGGAATTACAGAAGACGGTAAAGCGTATTACTTAAAGTTCAGAAAGATGACGGCGGAAGATGTTAACGCCGGACAGGATTTCTGGTGTGATACAATCGGTGGCCCTATGCACGGAACAATCCTTGGATGGGATGAGTCTGAGGACCAGATTGTTTTTACAATCGAAGGTAGAGACGGCGTGTTTGCTATGCAAATGGATGAGGCTATAGGTCATCTTAAAATAATGGTTTAAGTAATTAAAAAAAATAAAAATAGACGGATACTCTACGGGTATCATAATTTGCGCGAGTTATCGGAAAGAGCTTTGCGAAATCTTGATGGAGCGATGGACAATGCCCATGATGTAGCCGTGATGCGCTATGTCTTGTTGCAGTTCGCTAATTGGTTCAAGACTGACTTCAAGAAACTGCCACTATTCGAGAACGACCCGTTTGTTGACAACTGGTGTAACGGTATGGTGAGGGAGATATACCGTTATATGTCAGACATTACAAAGAAGCAAGAAGGTAAAAACAAGAACGAGATATGAAACAGGAGTTATTGGATGATTTGCAGCGTCTGCTGAAATGCCCTAAACCAAAGACAGAGTGTGCTGATAGAGCTTTGTTGGATGGCGCGTTGAGCGGATGGAAGGATGAGGCGTACGACCTGAAAAGAGAATTGAACAACGGTGATCCGACTGATACTAAGTGGTTGGAGCGCCCGATAAAAGTCGAAATGCTGCCTCGCGGTTTAGACCATCTCCGTCTTGACAACTTCGGACAATATGCGCAGAAATACTACAATGCGGCTATCACGTTCCGTCGCCTCATGTACACTCTTATTTACTATCATGCGCTATCCAACCCTACGAGCAAAGACAGAAACGCCTACGAGCTTGCACTGCGCGAGATGGAGGAGATATGGGTGCCATATAATGAAAGAAGTAGCAATGGATAGTAATTCGAGGATGATAAAGATAATAAACAGACTTGCCGACAGCGGATTTGCCAGGGTAGGATTTCGCGAGGTTACTCCTTGCGAACTATGGAATAAGGTTGTAGATAATCGTATCGTTGAAGTTTACGGCTTAGAGTGTAATTTTGACAACCGCGAAATGTTAATGGATTTTTTACGCAAAGGAAGGAGTAGTAACAATGATTAACAGAGAGGACATTAAGGAGGGCTTGAAGTTTAGGATGCCCAACGATATAATCAGGAGGAAGTATCAAGTGGCGAGCTTTTGTGTTGCCACGGATATGTGTGAATCCATCCAGTATCTGACAACACTGAAAACTCCGCACGGAGACAAAAACTATGTAGCGCCTAAAGTACCGCTTTTCGAGGTGTGCGGCGGTCCGAAACTGATAAGCTCCGCCGACAAGAACGACCCGCATCGCGCATGGGTCGGCGAGTACATCAAGGTGCGCAGCGATGCGCTCGGAAAGAAACCGCTCTACATATCCCTGGGCGACGTGATGCAACACGGAAGACGTGCCATCGACGCTAATCTCTGCCATATTTTCAGTACAGAGAACCCGAAGAACGACTGGGCGTACAACTTTATTTGTGGTGGCAGTCGCAGCGGCGGGAAAAAATACCGTATGGAGCATTACGGATGTTCCCTTGATCCGATTGACGTTCTTTCAAAGCTTTCCGCGTTTACTGAACAGCCAACTGGAGATGCCGATGCGTTCCGCGACATTACCAACGGCATGTACGACACCTTCAAGGCGAAGAATCACGACTACGGCAATAGTTTTGCGGAGCTGTTTAAGGAGTGCGGCATGACATACGCATACGGACACATGGCAGAGAAGTTGAAGCGCGTGAAGTCGCTGATGTCTGACGAAGCGAAGGTGAAGGGCGAGAGTATGAAAGACTCCCTGCTTGACCTTGCGAACTATGCGATACTTACAATTATGGAACTTGATAAAACAAGGAAGTGAAATGGCGAAGATTGTTTTAGACCCCGAAGAAAGCGGAATAGAAGCATTTGCCAAACTATTCTTTAGTGCTACAAGAAACATGGGGCTTTCGGACAAAGAGGCGTGTGAAGCACTCAAAAACTCCATTGAGGCAGCAGAAAATGCTCCGGCCGAGGAGAAGTATGACTGGTATGGGTCGCCTGCGAATATCGAACGGATATTACAAAGAGAGTTCAACAATGAAATGCAGAAAAATGACTAAGGACTGGAGCGGAAACGGCAAGAGCACCTTCATAACAATCGGTGCGAGCAACCACACGGACAAGGAGCGTGAGGAGCACGATTTCTACGCTACAAGCCCTGTTGCGATTGACAGACTTGTCCGCAACTTCGAGCTGCCGAAGAAGATTTGGGAGTGCGCTTGTGGTACTGGATGCTTGTCAGAGCGTCTTGTCGAGTACGGGCATGATGTCGTGAGTACCGACCTTATAGACCGAGGCTACGGCGGCGTGCAGGACTTCTTTAAAGCGGACACGATGCCCGACGGCTGCGCGTGCATACTGACGAACCCACCCTACAAGTACGCGCTGGAGTTCGTGCAGCACTCGCTTGACTTGCTTCCCGACGGAGGTTTGTGTGTGATGTTTCTCAAGACAACATTCCTGGAGGGTCAGAAACGCTACGAGAGGCTCTATAAGAACACGCCACCTAAGCATGTACTGCAATTCTCAAAGAGAGTGCTGTGCGCAAAGAACGGCAAGTTCGCTGCAATGCGCAATGGGGGGGGGTAGTGCAGTCAGCTACGCATGGTTTGTATGGCAGAAAGGTTACAACGGAGAAACAACCGTAAAATGGATATGAGCAAAAACAGATACCGCAACAAAGCACCCTACTCCACCCTGCATCCCGACGCAAGACATTGGACTCGCAAGGGGAACTCGTGGAAGCAGAAGATTGGCTACGATACCGAGGATGAGGCATGGGAGTTTCTAAAGACACACCCGAAGCTCATTGAGCTGGGAATGACCGTCTACAAGTGTGATGTCTGCAATATGTACCACTGCGGACACAAGTATAACAATAAATAATTGAGAATGAAGAAGAAAGGATATTACGAATATACACCGCAGATTTACCCAAGGAAACTTTGGGTGATGTACAATACGTCGGAAGAAGAAATAGACAAATGCTTTACCAACATGAAAGGCGAGCCTCTTGTTCACAACGGCGAGCCTATGAGTGAAGGAAACTACGGAGGTATGGTTTATGACGAATGTATGAGTAAGGCAGGGAAATACTTCGGTAATCTCGTTGTCTTTCCAAAGAAGAAGGATATGACTATGAAAAATATCTGCCGTGAGGCATATCATGTTCTATCGTCTATCAACGATGCGTGCGACTTGGAAAGGATGTATAACGGCAGAAATGAGCACCAGGCATACCTTATGGGTTGGATATGTAATTGTATCAACAACGCTCGTTTGGGAGTCGGTGATTTTATAGAAATTAAAGACAAGGAGGAATAGCTTATGGATAAAAATGAAAAATTAAAACTTGGTGACATTTTTCTTGCGCCAAAAGAATTTTTTCTAAATAATTCTGTCGGAAAGCTAAAGCAGCAAATAGAAAGTTATGCGGAAGTCAGAAAAGATGGCAGGGTTATGTGCGCGGTTGTTGAGGATGTAAATTCAGTTTTCCCCCACGAATCATTATATACAATCGCTGTGAAACAAAAACAATTTGCACCTCAAATTAGGGTTTGTGTCAGTAAGGATTATAACCTTGATTGTTTTGAATTACTTTCTAAAGAAAAAATGAAGGTTGCTTGTGTGCTTTGGTTTTGTTTTGGGGTTTAATATAGGAGGAATAGCTTATGTTTTTGGGATTTGAAAACTATCGCGACATTGATGTGCTAAAAGGAAAAACACTCGTTGAGGTCGAGAGAAGCCATTATGACTCAAACGATGCTTTGTTTTTCAAAACCGCTGATGGAGAATTTTACATTATGACGCACAATCAAGACTGTTGCGAGAATGTATATATAGATGATATTTGCGGCGATTTCGCTGATTTACTGAATGAGGAAATACTGACAGCGGAAGAGTTAAACAACGACTATCCTGTAGATGAAGAATGTATTGAAGATACTTATACTTGGACATTTTATCATTTAGCAACGTTTCATGGGGATGTCACTATTCGATGGTTTGGAACAAGTAACGGCTATTACTCCGAGAGTGCGGAATTTTACAAAATTAGTGAGGAAGATTATAATGTTCATGTAAATAGGAACAGCTTATGATTAAGAAAGGAGATAAGCGCAAGAAGCATTATAAGTGCAAGGACTGCGCAATGTTTGCGGACGAGGATGCAGATGGCGCACCCTATTGCCTCGCCAAAGACCTCTACACGTTCGTAATGGGCAAAGATGAGGCTTGCGAGGAGTTTGTAAAGTGGAACGGTAAGAAATAACAAACAAAAACAAAATGGAAAGAGAGAAGATAGTAATAGAACTTTGTGGCGGCAGGATGCCTGAAAAGGCACACGATGCCGACGCGGCGTATGATGTGTTCACCAAGGAAGACGTAAAAGTGTTCGACTGGGAGCGCTACGCAATACCGCTCGGCTTCAAAATGCAACTGCCCAAACACCTCGCAGCAGTTATACAACCAAGAAGCGGTATGTCTTCCAAGGGCTTGTACGCCCGAAGAGAGCACTTCAAAGGAGAGTTTGTCGAAGTCCGCATTGATGCCGACGTGAAAATCGGCTTGATAGACAGCGGTTACACTGGCGAGGTGAACGCAATCGTAAAAACCTTTGGGATAGGCAGCTATCTGTCAAAGAACATTATTATCCCAGCCGGCACGAAGATTGCGCAGATGCGTATCGTGGAGATTCCGAACACGGAGCTTGTGAGCGGCGTTATCAAGAAAGAAGAAAACGACGACAAAGAAAATGGCGACAAGAAACGTGGTGACAACGGCTTTAATTCAACAGGAGTAAAATAACATGGCAAGCAAGACATACATCGGCATAGACCCTGGCTCAAAGGGTTTCATAGCAGTAATGCACCCTGACGGCACGCGCGAGTATTGCTCCTTACAGGATTGTGACTATCACGACATTGCGATATTTCTGAAAAACATCAAGACGGTGTGCGAGGAAAATTGCGTGTGCTGTATGGAGGAGATACACGCCATCTTCGGTTCGTCGGCAAAGTCCACATTCTCGTTCGGAGAAACGTTCGGATTACTGCAAGGTCTGTTGATTGCGCTTGAGATACCCTATCATCTTGTACCTCCGAAGACTTGGCAGAAGGAGATTTGGATAAGTCACGATAAGGTTATCAAGAGTTACTGCGGAAAGAAAAGCACGGACAACAAGGCGACATCCATCAACGCCGCAAGACGATTGTTTCCGACCGAAGATTTTAGACGTACAAGCAAGTGCAAGAACGTAGACGATAACAAGTGCGATGCAACGCTGATATGCGAATACGGGCGAAGGAAATGCCTTTAAAGAAGATAAAACATTGTTTAACTAAATAAGTATGGATATGGATTTTGGAAAGAAGTTATATTGCGGCAATTTTGTGGTTACAAAGAAGTCGCGCAGTCTAAGTAAGCAGGAGTTGAAGGAACTCCGCGATAAGGAAGGTATCCGTGAGGATGTCCGCAAGCATCTGACACGAGGCTCGCTTCCGTACATTTGCGTCGAAACGGTCGGCGGCGGATGGAAGGTGGAGTTTGGCATCGGCACGACGATGTTCGAAGCAATCGACACGCTCGGCATGGTTCGTGACGAGAAAGGCGATTGGCGCACTCACGGAACGGAAGGCAAGAACGCAGAGGCTATCTTTACCGGCATGTTCGTTGATACTACCGTTGTCGGTGATGCGGAGTACCAGACCGCAAAGATGAAAGCCATGAGCGAGTATATAGAACGAAACACAAAGCATGACGATAAATAAATATGGCGGACAGAAAGACAGAGAAACTTTCGGCTAAGATGAAGTCGCAGGCGGTCGGCTTGGGTCTGTGCCAGCAATGGACTGACGAATGGGCCGACGGCACGTCGAAAGACGAGCTTGTCGAGAAGTTTGTCAGAGGCATTGACTTCTGCATAGAACACAACTTTCCATCATGCGAAGTGATACGGAAGGAGTTCGGAGATGTTATTCACGACCACGGCGTGTACGTGGACGAGAACGTGCTTGCGGACGACAAGCCGACGGTGATATTAAACGGAGAGTGCGTCGCAGGACTGACCTACTCTGGCAAGAGCTGCGGCGACATATATGTAAGGCATGACTGCGAGGCGACTGTATTTGTAAACGGCCTTGCGAGAGCGTTTATCAACATGTACGACAATGCGGAGGTGGAAGTGTATTGCGAAGAGGGTGCAAAGGCTTTCGTCTATCTGCACGGCGGCAGGGTCAGAAAGACGCGAGGTGATGTCACAATTAGAGAAAAACACAAGGAGAAGGAAGAATGAAAAGAAGTAGTGGTGAGGCGATAGATTCGCTGTACGGGCAGTTGAAGGCGTTGAGTGCAGACGCGAAGTACGGCTTCGGTATGTACAGAACCGACTGGGGCAAGGTAAACAGCGAGAATTGGAACAGGCTCCTGGTAGGCTTCTGCAAGAGTATCAGAGAGCTTGCCAAGGACTGCCCTGTAAAATATTTTGCAGGAGCGTTCTATACGTTCAACGGAAAGATATACGAGGTGGTGGAGCCGATTGTTGTGGAACAGGCTTACCAGTTGCTTATGGAGGACTTGTTCATAGCACCCGTGCTCGGTCGTTCCACAATCAGAAAGGAGTCGTTCATCGACACAATCAAGAACTACAACGTGCTTGTTCCGCAGTTCGATGTTGTGGCGTTCGCCAACGGTGTCGTTGACTTCGGTCTTGCGCGTGTGGCTCCTACGGCGATGCCATTCTCTCCGCATTATCATGTGACTTACTATCATCCGTACAACTTCGATCCGAAAGCGAAGTGTAAGAAATGGGAGAGATTTCTGCTTGATGTGCTGCCCGACAAGGACTCGCGTGACATCTTACAGATGTTCATGGGGCTCGGCTTGGTGCAGCGCGGCGACGCATACAACCCGTATGAGGGAAAGATGTCCGACAAAATAGAGCTGTGCCTTATGCTTATCGGTAGCGGAGCAAACGGAAAGAGTGTGATATTCGAGGTTATGTGCGCCCTGTTCGGCAAAGACCGCATATCAAAAATGGACTATGCGGAACTTACCGCTGACGGTGACGAGGGCATGAGAGGGCGCTACCCTATCCGTAACGCCATCTTCAACTGGTCTTCCGACTCCGACCCGAAGAAGTTCGGACGCAAGAATACGGGCATGTTCAAGAGGCTTGTGAGCGGCGAACCTGTACCGTACAGAAAGCTGGGCGAGAACGTACTTGAGTCAAAGAGCCTTCCATACCTCATCTTCAATCTCAACGAGCTTCCGTTCCCCGAGGATGTTACACTCGGCTTTATCCGGCGCTTGCAGTATGTCAGCTTCGACGTTACAATCTCCAAGGAGAAGCAGAACCCGCGTCTTGCGGCGGAGATTATCAAGGAGGAGCTTTCTGGGGTGTTCAACTGGGTTCTTAAAGGCGAGCGTATGTTGAGAGAGCGTAAATTTCAGTTCCCGTCTGCGGAAGGTTCGCGCAAGCAGCTTATCCTTTCATATCTCGGCACACAGCCCGTGCTGGCATGGCTAAAGGCGTATGAGATACGCTGTGACAAGGGAACGAAGGGCGAGATACCAGTTTGGATAAACGCCAAGACGCTGTATGACAGCTTCAGACAGTTCTGTGAGGATAACAATCTTGAGGAAAAGGAGATACCGTCACAGCAGAAGTTTGGCAGAGTGATGTGGAACTCCTGCAAGTTCTACAAGAAGCGCACGCCAAGCGGAGTTATCTACGAGACATACGGCATCACGGAAGCAGACCTTGCGGAGCACTTCCTCATATCCAACATGAAGAGCGCGGAAGAGACGCAGGAATACAGCTTTATCAAGGACGACCTGCCTGCAAAGAAAGAAGAGTAAACAGAGATAGTTATGGAAGAGTGTATCATTAAAATCATCGAAGATAAGTATGCTCTCGAAATGGGCCTGCGTATCATCATGGAGACGGCAGAAAGAAAGGCACTTCCAGAAGAGGTCTTTCTGCCGACCTTCAATGACAGCTTGATTGAAGAAACGTTTGTGGCGACGCTTGAAAAGGTTGCCGGCAAGAAGTACAAGTAGAAACAGGAATAGCCTTGCAGCAAAGAGATTACTGCAAGGCTATTCCTGTATTTATTTATCTTTCTTGTTTTTATAAAGAAGGCAATTTTTACATGAAGTGGGATAGTTGATTGGTACATAGTAGTGAACCGTATTGTTCTCCACATCTATCTCATCCTGCTTGATTTTGTTATAGTCCGCCTCAAGCGACACAATCTTCAGCCAGTCAGGAGAGCCTTTCTTGGCTTTCTTTTCAGCAGCTACCAGCTTGCGCAGGATGGATTCCTTTGAAGTCTCCTTTGCAAGTTCCTCCGCGGTTATCTCGTCGTTCTTCGGCGAGTTTGTGCCCTGTACATCCGCAATGCGCGTCTGAACTGAGTCGAGTGCTTCGAGCTTCTCAATCTCGCGAAGCAGTTCGGCTTTGGCCCAGTTTAGGCCCTGGCCTTGGAAGGCTACATTCCAAGCGTCGCCTTTACCCCACCCTGCCGCACGCAGGTCGGCATATATAAGATATGAAATATCCGCCATGTTGTACTGCTTTTTCAACTTGTACATATAGGCAGACAATGTGTATTCTGACATAATTACTCCTCCTCTTTTTTGTAAACAAATTTAACATAGCAAAAGCACCTGTAGTGCAGTGGCGGGAACGGGTCTCCGAAGTGGTGCAGATACGTTGTCTCATCATCGCAGTGCGCGCACGGATACGAACTTCCTCGAAAGATATAGTAGCCTATCGCCCCATGTTCCTTGCCGTACTGCTGTTCAGCTCTACCCCATGCGACGGCTACCATTTGTCGCGCGTTGCGGACGATATTCTGATACGCCGAATGAAATATGCCCTTGCCGTATGAAGGCGTGGCGATGTTTATATCCTCCTTTCTTGCCTTCGTGATTACGGATGTGGTGTACGGATCTTTATATCCAGTACGTATCGCGGACAGAAGCTGCGAGTCGGTGTATTTCATCAATACGCCCGCCTTGCACATACGCACCATGTCCTCCGCAAAGTTTTTCAGATAACTGGTGGTTCGCTCCATTGATGTCCTGCCGAACACCTTTGACACAAGAAAGGCTTCCGTGCTCTCCGTGCCGATATTCAATATCGAGCACGCGGTCTTTGCGCAGACGGCGATGTCATTTTCTATTCCGTCAGCAACGCCTAACGCAATGCGCTGTGAGGCCGCAATAAACCCATTCTCGTTTGTCAGTGTCGCTCCCCTCCTATATTTGGAAGCGAGCGACGCTATCTCACGGGCAACCTTAAACAGTCGCTTCTGTACGCGCGACTCGCAGGCTATCTGCGCTTTGGTTCTATTAAGTGCGTATTCCTGTGACTCCATAAATTACTTTCTTAGATTCTTATCCCAGTTATTGCGTCCAGGATAATTGCCGTTCTCGTCCCATGTCTTGTCAGACCTTTTGGGTCTGCCTTTTTTGCCGCGACCAGTGTTGATGTCGTCGCCAGGCTGCTGATTGTTAATTTTTGCAAGCGCTTCCTCCTGCTCGATGTTGTTCTCAACCTGTGCCTCCTGGCGTTGGATGTCGATGAGCAAGTCCTGCTGGTCTTCCTCTTTCTGCTCGCGCATGATACGAGTAAACTCGTCGTTCTTCGAGAACTTGGAATTGCGCTCAGAAGCAGTCTGCTTCGAGAGGAATTTGTTCTGAACCGCAGTGGCCAGGTTGGTGATAAGCTCAGTGTCGTTCTGATGGATATAGCTCTCAATCCACGCATTGACCGGCAGTGCAACCATTGAGGCCATACAGTTGTTCTCCGTTCCGATGCCAAACTTAGTTATACGCACCAACTGGTCGAGGAACGGCTGCAATCTCTGTGCGTCGTTCATGGCAGCTTCGAGGGCTGGAGAATACAGCAGCTTGATTGCAACGCCCGGCAGGTCTCCCGATTTGAGTTCGGGCGGCTTCACGGTAAACGAAAGCTCGTAGATGAGGTCATAAGACTTGTTGAGCTGTGTAGCGAAGGCGTTTGACGCGTCCGTGCCATTGAGGAACTCCGCCTTGCCGTCCGTGTCGGTAATCATAATCGTCTTAGCAGCGCCGTTGGTATCGCCCTTTATCTCTATCTCATCCCCCTCGCCGGTAAGCGTGAGTATCGGGAAGGCGTACGCCTTGTTGTTCTCGCAGAGATACGAGAACGCCTCCTCGTAATCCTCAATATTGCGCTGTACGGCAGACCAGCAAGGGCCGTCCTCGTTGCGGGCGTATGCTACAGGTATGAACGGGAAACCGTGTCGTTTCTCTTCGACGCAGGCATATTCGGACGCACCGAAGATAGATGCGACCTTTCTAATGGCATTTCTCGCAGTGCCTCCCGACAGGTCTTTCTTGAAGCGGAAGAACTTTTCCTTGTCCCATGCTTCAACCCACTCGATGCGCTCCTCTCCTTCCTCGTCGTAGTCCACATACTTGCGTGCAAACGCAATCAGTTCGCCGGTAAGCGGGTCGTATCTCGGAAACAGTGCATCGCCACGGTCGAACGAGAGTGTTCTCGTTCCGAATTTGCCGTCGCCGTCGAAATAACCTACAATGGCGCAGTCCGCAACCTTCATATATGCGGATACCGCCTCGAAAAAGCGTATCTCCATATCGTGCATGAGCCAGCCCTTCCTGTATTTCGTGAGCAGTCCTTGTAGTTTATCTTCGCTACCTTCTTCGGTTCCTTCCGCAAGCTCGAACTGAATATCGTTGCCAGTCACATGAAGAACGTGCTTAGTCCAAATCACCTGTTGGAAAGCGAACGCAGTACGCTGTATCTTCTGCACGCACCAAAGTCCAGTCTCGGGGTTTTTCTTCCAGATGTCGGGATATTGCTGCGGGTCGCAAATCCTGTGTCCTGACGGATAGAACTCGCGTAGGAAGTCCTGCTGCGTCTTGATGTTGCGATACAGTACGTCCGCGGGCATACAAGGGTCTTCGTTCTCGGAAAACTCACGGTCGATAATTCCGTGTTTCATATAACCCTTCGGGGTTACTTCGTAAAACGGCTTTCGGACGAGCAGCTCCCGCACGTCCTTTACATTGTTCAAAGCATCCATAGTCCTTTTATCTTTTTGTGTTTCTTTTTAGTTAAGCTGAAAATCATTATATATAGCCATGACTCGAAGAAGTCAGGCGAGTGTCCTACGTACCGTTTAGCAATCTTCTTAGGCAGCAGCTTGAAGCCCCTGTCGTCGCTGTTGTCGTCGCGGCGCAGCATCTTTCTCTCCTTCTGTAAAATCTGACGCAGCGGCACCTTGTCAAATCCGTCTCCCGAATACTTGCGCTCAAGCAGCGAAGACTCTATCGAGATTTGTTTTTCCTTTATCATCTTGTAGAACAGGAAGGCGCATTGTGATTTAAGGTCTTTGTACAGGAACTTGATGCCCTTTTCTTCCTGGTGTGTCATAGCGACAGGTGCTGCCTGGTTGTTGAACGGTACGGCATCGGCAAAGAAACCTTTGAAATACTGACCGATACCCTGCAAGTCGTAAGTGAAGTTGCACTCCTCCACTCCCCATTCACGCAGCTTCGCCTGCACCGCAGACACGAGCGTTTGAGAGTCGAGTCGCATTACTACAAGGTCTTTGCAGTGCCATCCCTCCCACAGCCACATCACAAAGTTGTCGCCGCCGGTGAAGGCAATGTCGGCGGATGCGCGCCGCACTCCATCTCCGACCTGTACGGCGTTGTCGAATATTTCTTCGAGGTCTGCCATTTTTATCATATCGTCGCCCGCGGACTTCCAGTTCCAGTTGGCTTCGAGGTCGCGCATACGTTGCTCCTCGTCCTGCTGTGCAAGGTTGGCGAGATATGATGCGTCGGTAGAGATAAGTTTGATGTTTTCCGATACGTCGGCACGAATGAATGTGGCGGATTTGATGAACATTTCGAGCTTGGTATATCCGAGTTCAGCATAGCTTTCTTTCCACAGCTTATCTATGATACCTCCGCATTGTTCGTAAACCTCCTCTCGCGTATCTCCCCAATAGATTGAGTCGGGAGTATCTCCATCCATGAAGCAGTAGCGTATGACTCCGTCACGCTCGGGGATAATGTATCCGTCCTCGTCTACCCACCAGTCTATGAATTTGCGCACCCACGACTCAGGATCAGGGTTGCACGTTATCCAGAAGCGGTTGCGGATTTGCGAGGCGTTACGGTTGTTGGTAAGCAGATACTTGAACTTCTTGTACGGACACTGGGTTCCCTCGTCGATGCACACGTATGCGAACTGACGGCCCTGAAAGCGAGTCTTGAAGTCCTGGTACGAGCCTGCGTAGTATGAGAATTTTAGCCAGCCTCCGTTGGTGAAGTTCCATGTCATATCATTCTGCGACTTGTTGTATGTGCCGAACTGCGAGAAGAGCTTGTACGAGTCCGTTACAAGCGATTGAAGGTCATCCTTCTCGTTACGCAGAATTGTTGCATGGAAGTCAGGGTTCTTGATGTCCTTTAACACCTCCATGAGAGAAGAGAAGGACTTGGAATTGTGGGTGACTATGAAGTCTTCGACTACAAACAGAGCATCTGGGTTGTCTACGGCAATGCAACAACAATTCCTCTTTCCGACTTTTTTGCAACTTACGATACGCCTTACAAGTTCCTTTTTCTTGTAATTGAACCTAACCAACCATTTCTTTTTCGCTGTTTTTCGCACATAACACACCGAACCTAAACTATCAACTAAATACTTAAAGTCGGTAGCCTGCTTGGAAGTGCGGAATTTTTTGCACCAATACTCGCCGCTCTTTCTTCCCGTATTACTGATAAGTCTTTCGAGTGTAGACATTCTTTCACTGATAGAAGCGAGTCCGTAGCTTTCATCAAATTCCACTGGCTTGACGCACGGAATGGTTATGTCGTATCCGTCGGCGATATATTTCTCAATCTCGCAAGCGAGATGAGGCATACACCGTCTGCTTCCGTCAATGTAAACGTTCCAAATATGGTCGTCAGAGCAAGTTATCTTCGCTCCGTCGGATAGTGTAATCTCGTAACAATCTCTTTTCGGATAAGCGAGGAGTCCCAAAACACGATGTCCTTTCCCGTCCGAACCGATTACGGTATCCCCATATTTCAGCTCCTTGATTTTAACGAAACCCCTGGACGTTAAAACCATCGTATTCTCATCGAGCGGACCGCCTCGCGAGCCTCCGACTATCTTAATATCAGCGTCTATAGACAGCATACGCTCCTGTCCGCCACGTTGAGCGATAATCTTCAACCTGTCGGGATGCTTCTTGTCTTTATCTCTTAGTGATTGAATGTACTCTTGAGTGTAAATAGGCTCTCCGTTATCCAATTTCAACCCTGAAAAACAACTTTTCTGCATATATATATAAAATATTTATGCAAATATATCGAAAATATTTGGTTAATTGTATATTTATTCATATTTTTGCGAAAGAAAAACGTATATTTATACACTAATGGTAGAAGAACTACCGAAAACCAACACAAAAACTTTTAAATATGACAGTAGAAGAACTGCTTTCATTGGTGAACAAGGAGGTTGATACCACCAAGTTCAAAGCACTTAGCCAGAAGACCATTAACGAAGAACTTAATGACGTACTGGATGAATTTGGTGACGACGAGGCTGCGAACGCCAAGATAGTTACCAAGGTGGCAAACCGACTCAAGCGTATGGACGGCAATCTGCACAAGAATGTCTCTGACGAGATTAAGAAAAGCAGAGAGGAAGCCGAGCGCAAGAAGAAGGAAGAAGAGGAGCGCAGTAGACAAGCAGAGGAGGGCAAGGACAAGCCCGACGACAAGTACGACAAGCTGCTCGCGAAGCTCGAAGCTCTTGAAAAGGCAAATGAGGAGCGCGACAAGAAGGCATCAAGAGCCGCTACAATCGAAGCGGTCAGAAAGGGCTTGAAGGACAAGTTTGACAAGGCAAAGCTCGAACTTAACGATTTCTTTCTTGACACAGCAATCTCCAAACTTGAAATTCCCTACAAGGATGCCGATGTAATCGACCTGGTTTCAAAGGCAGAGGGTATTTACACTACCGACTTCAAGCGTGCTACAGGCAACACTGCTATACCGCACAAGGGCAGCGGCTCTTCTTCTGGCGGCGGCAAGACAATCCGTGACGACGAGTGGGATGACATCATCGAACCGAAAGAAAAGTAAACATTTTAATTTTTAAGGTAAAAAGTTATGGATAACAACAAGGATTACTACGGACAGATGATGGCGCAGGGTGCAGTCAATGCTACTGGCGCTGTAATCTTGCAGTCAGAAATGACTATCGGCGGTCAGCGTCATGTGTTTGTTGACCTGCCTGGCGCCGTTAAGGAAGCGTTCCGTCGCCCTCCGATTGGCGGTGTCCTGAAAAACCCGTTCCCTGGCCCAGCCAAGATTTATGCCGGCGACCTCATCGAGCACAGCCTCGGTTTTGCGGACAACAGCGGCGGCACAATCAAGGTGCTCAAGAGCTATGAGGTGGCTAAGGCTACCACTGCTGCTACGGATACAGCCATCTACATCACACGCGACGGCTATCACCACATTCCGTTTGTGGGTGACAATCTCATGGTTGGCCCGAAGGACTTCAAGACAAAGGGTAAGGGTGTGCTCGTTACTGCGGTTGAAAATGACGTGCAGGACGGCAAGGATGTTTGGAAGGTTACACTCGCAGAAACTCTCGGCTCCCTTACCGTCGGTACGGTTCTCGTGGAGGCGGAAAATGCAGGCGCAACTGTTTCCGCTATGGTTACTAACCCGAACTGCTTTGCTCCATGCGACGTTGACATGCCGTTCCACGCATTGGCTGGCAGTGACAAGTTCTATGCTCCGCGCTACCTCAACGACTTCTGTCTGCTCGGCACTGACGTGGTTATGTGGAAGTCACGCATGAGCCCAATTCCGCCAGCTGTAGAGGCGATGAACAAGAGCCGCTACGCAGAGTGGTGGTACGCAGAGAACTAATCGGAAAAACACACAACACAAAAACGAAAAGATATGCCAAAGTTTGATTTTAATAATTCCCGAAAGGCGCGTTTTTTCAGCGACCCCGAGAATACAAGATACTTGCAGAAGTTTATCGACAAGAAGGACATCTTCCATGTAAACTACGGCTGGTATCTCACGCAGGGTACTATCGCGCCCGACCTCACGCCTACCAACCATAAGGGCGTGGCTACATTCTCAGTGGAGGCATCCGCTTTGCACGCTGCAACGCTCGCCAACCTCCGTGCTCCGCTCGCAGGTTCGTTCCAGAAGGACAAGGGTGCATTGGCAGTTTATTCTGCCACTATTCCCGACTTCATTACCGACGGCTTCAAGGAAACCGCAGAGGAGCGCAACTACCGCGAGAAGCAGTTTGAGGAGTTTGGTAACGACCGCGACCTCGTAAAGCAGTGGCGCAATGACACCCAGGAGTTGATGGACTCTCTCGACATGACCATGAACTACATGGTGGCAAAGCTGGCTACAACCGGCGAGCTTGACTATACAGGCATCGCCCGTGGTATCCAGATTCCGCTTCACAAGGTGCCAATTCCGAAGGAGAATTTCAGAAAGTGCGGCAAGCTCGAATGGGCTAACGTTGACTGCAACATCCTCGAACAGATGCGCAAGATTGAGAGCGAGTGGCGCAAGGAGTTCGGCCAGAACCGCCTTGCCCTCGTATGGCAGATGACCTACGACACCTTCTACAACACCTTCCTTGGCAACAAGCAGATTAAGGAGCTGTACATCAACTGGTGCAAGGCCCACTATGTTGCTTATGTTGAGGACTACGGCGTGAACACAGAGATGTTCCTCAAGGCGTTCGCCGACATCCAGGGTATCTCACGCATCGAGATTATTGACGAGGAGGAGCGCAACCTCAAGTTCGACGGCTCGGTTGTCAAGGTTAAGGGCTGGGATGACAACATCGTCGTTCTCCGTCCTGCCGGTAATGCTTTCGAGTACGAGCGCAAGCAGGTTGCTGACAAGCCGATGTTCGAGAAGTACGGAAACAATATCGTTCAGAAGGTGTTCGCGCAGACGAACAAGGGTCTCGGCCTGCTCTGCAACTCTACAATCGCCAACGGCGACTACATGGAGTGGCATACCGACCTCATGTTTGCCGCAGTACCGGCGATGCTCGACTTCCCGTACCGTTGGATTATCGACATCACCAAGAAGGGCGAAGGCGTAGCTTCCTAAACATAAAAGCTATCCGTCCTCCTGTAGCTGCAATCGGCTGCACTTGGACGGATAGCGTAAACAATCTCTGAATTTAACGACAGAATAGGCATTATGGATAAAGGCAATAAAATTCACACACTGGAGGACGCACTGTTCAGCAAGGTACGTTTCAGCATACCCGAGGACACGGTGCGTACAATCCTCATTGAAAGAGCGCTGGACGGAAACATGGCGTATGTAGACGCCAATCCCGCCGATGTTCGCCTTGCCTATGCAGACATTCTAAAATGGCTTGTTCTCGGCCCGAGCAAGATGAACAACACTTCCGACTCCGATAACGGATGGAGTCATACGGAAGGCGGTTTTGAAATATCCGAGCGTGACCGTGCGGAACTCAAGGCGGAAGCCAACGCAATCTATGCGAAGCTTGAGCCAAGTTCGATGTTAAAGAAGAAGTCGTCGTTCAGAATAACCTCTCATGGCGTGAAGCGTGCCGACATTTCGGCGTTCGGATGCCCGCTTCCTCACATTATAAAATAAGGATGTATGAGAAAGGCAAATATCAGGAACCCGAGATACCCTCACACGATAAAAATCGTTAGGGTGCTTGTCGGCAAGGCGGACGAGAACGACCCGTTCGCGGATGACGACGCAAAGGTCGGCGAGGATACGGAGATTGTAATCTACGAAGGCGAGGGCCGCAGCTATACCGATACGACTACCGAGGGCGGCAAGAATGTTGACGAGAACAAGAGGAAGGCATCAATTCCTGTCAGATATGACGAATGGGATGCCGGTAGATGTCCTCTTGATGGCGACATGATTTACGCAACGGTCGGCAACAACACCGAGGTCGGAATGGTGAAGGACTGCGAGCCTGACAATAATAGAACTGTTGTTTATTGGGACTTTACAAGGGTTTAGCGTATGGCGGTTTTAAAATCAGTTCACGGCAAATATTCCGACCAGCTCTTTTTCCGTCTTTTCAGAAATGTGAAAGAGTACACAAAAGAGATGATGCTCGAAAACATGGAGAAGATGGCCACAGAGGTGTTGAGGACAGCGTATGCTGAAAGAGATTTCATTTCTGTTACAGGAAACCTCATAAACTCGTTTGCAGTCGGTATCTACTACAGGGGCGAACTTGTTAGGGTTGTTGGTGCTGCGGACATGGGAATAGAAAAGCCAGTAAGAGTATCTCTCAGTCCCGGAGAAAAATTGTCTGTAACACGATGGTGGGATGATGTACCAGTCTTCCCGACCAAGAGTGGAGAACCTGGCAAGTACATAGGCAATATCGGTCCAGGATATGTTGATGGAAGACAAGCCGCTATTCAGAAATTGAAGTCGATAAAACCGTGGAAAAGGGATACATACTCTCTAATTGTCGTTGCGCCAATGGTTTACGCAGACTATGTGCAAGACAAGATGGGGCACGATGTCTTGACCAGTGTACGCGACGCCATGCCGCAGATTGAAAAAATTTGCTATATATGATAAGCATAAAGACACTATACTACGATGTCGGCAATGCCGTAAAAGGCATCTGTGACAAGGTTTATCCAAGAAACCGTCCGAAGTCTGTCTGCGACAGGCCCGACAGCTATATCGTTGTGTCTTTCCCGTCGAGCATCTACAACAATGAGATGAACGACGAGGGCAGTTTCAACGACTATACGACTACCGCGCAGATAGAGATATATGTCCGTGACAAGACATCCGCCAGGAACCCCAATACGTTAAACGTATCTGCGGTATCTGAAAAAGTCGGTGCGGTAATGACAAAGTTTCCAATCTCAACAGACAACATCATCGTGACCAAGCCTCGCGTCACTCTGCAAACAGATGACGGAGACGGTTTCTCAGTAACGATAGTGCAAGGTTTGTTAAGAACCAAATAACACAAAATAAGGTTTAACTAAAAAAGTATTAAATTATGGCAATGAAGAAAATTCTTGAGCTCAAAGACCGATTCGTAGGCCCTAAGAGCATCTTGTATTCAAAGGGTATGATTGACCTGTCAAAGCCAACAATCGAGTTTACTCCAGAATTGGAGCTTCCCGTGGAGGTTGACTCACTGAAGGCGACGATGGAAGACCCAACTGTCAATCATTACAAGGTAATAGGTCTTGGCGGCGATTGGGCGACTACCGCAGAACTTGGAGATTTTAACGTAGAGATGGTTGTGCCTTCCAAGGCAAAAGATTTGCTCTCTGCAATGTTTGGCGCGGATGCTGTTGGCGACATCACCAAGTTTACTATCAAAGGTTCTGGTGATGCAGCTCTTGATGTTACAACAGGTTATACTGGCACCGCATTGGAAACAAAGAAGTTTAAGATGACCGGCACAATCTGTATCGTTGACGAAACAAAGGACAACTTGATGGTTATCACAAACCTTTCGCTCTATGCAACTATGCAGTGGGATGAAACTGGAACCAAACCTGTTGCATTTAAGTTTAGTGGTTCTGTTGAGGGCGCTGGTTTGAAGAGCGTTGCTTGGCTTACAAAGGCGGCAGTATCTGCTTAAAGCAAAAGGCGGCGTAACGCAATCGAATATGAAGCGGAAAGCGGCGGACTTATCAAGGGCCGCGGTTTTCCGCTTTTGTTTTTACAGGACTTAACATCAAGAAAACAGCATGGAAGAAAAGAAGATAGAACAACCCAGCGATGAATTGCAGAAGGCTCTTGACAGCGTATTGGAGGCGGAACCCGAAGCGGTTGTCTTTATGGGCAGGAAGCGCAAAATCGGTTGGCTTAAACGAGGTGCGATAAGAAAGTTTTCGCACGTCACAGCGAATGAGAAAGACGAGTGGAAGCGCGGCGTAAAGCTGTGCGCCATCGTTCTTCTTAATAATTTTTGGAAGCTACGCTTCTTCTACTGGGCTTACTGGCGTTGGCTGTACTACATCAAGGACTTGGATGCCATCGAGGTCTTGAGAGTTGTTGACGCAGCTAAAAAAAAAGTACCATTAGTAGTGTGCTCGCTGACTACCATATTAGCGACAGGGATGACGGATCTGGCGATGACGATGACGAAGAAAGAAGTGAAAGCTATCCGAGCAGGACAAGCTGGGGGGCAGCATTCTCGTTAGCCGAAAAGTTCCCGTTCCTCTTTGCCACGCGCTACGGCATCAAGGCATACGACTACTGGTGGGGCTACACTTCGGTACAGATAGACCTCATGGTTGCAGACCAGCCCATTATTGTGTACAAGAAAGACAAGAAGCGCAACCCCGACGGTAGTGTCAAGCACACCGCAAAGGAGATGGACGACCTTTGGGATAACTGGGTAAAGAAAAAGGAGAAGGAGGGCAGTCTTGTTGGCAAGAAGATTAGCCTCTCCGATTATTTAAATAACAAAATCTAAACGATAAATATTTCAGGATATGGCAGACGGAAACGTTGGAAGTTTATGGATGAGCCTTGGACTCAAAGAAACAGTATCTAAGGAGTTGAACAAGATTGCCGATGGCATGACTGGCGTTGATGCAAAAACCAGGAAAGCGCAGGAGAATTTGCGAAAACTTGCTGATACGGATGTATCGGGGAAGAATATAAGTTTTTTGAAAAAAATTCAAAACGCTCTCGGTGATACGTCTGCCGAAGCAAAGGAGTTGCAGGCGGTATTAGGTGTGATTGGGAAAACCAAAGGTGGCTGGAAGGGTATAACGGAAGATTTAAATATAGGAAAATTACAGCAGTGCGCCAAACTTGTGCGGGAACTTGAGTTCGCTCTGACTAACATTGAGTCAAAAAAGGGTTTGTCTGACTCTGGTTTTAACCTGCAAAGCACAATATATCAAAGTAGAGAAGCTATTGATGCTATTGCGTCGCTGCAAAATCATTTGAAATTTGCCGACGCACCGACAGCCAGTGGTCTAAAGGCTATTCGGCAAGAGCTCCAAGGTCTTATAAACGAAGGCACATCCCTCATTCAGTCCCCCATCAAGAACTACATGCAAATCGACAAGTGGTTAAACACACTCGATGGCAAGGTAACAGACATAGAGTACAAATACATCGTAGCTACACAGGGGGTATCTAAGGAAACCAACGCCGTTGCAGATGCAGGAAAGAGAGCAGAGGAACAGACCAAGAAAAATGCAGAAGCGGTCAATGTGCAGACCAATGCCCTCAAGAAGCAGGAGGAGCAGCTAAAGGCTACCTCTGCGGCGCAGAAGGAGAAGAGTGCGACAGAAAGCAAGACTGCGACTGCACCTAAGATACAGCCGTTTGTTGAGAACAAGGGGCTTAACAAAATGCTCAACGAGGCAACAGCCGCAAGAGAAAAGGACGTTGCAGCGACACAGGCACAAACATCTTACCAGTTAAAACTGAACGAAGCCCTTGACGCTTTCAAAGGCAAGGCAAGTGCGGTTATTGGCGTTAAGGACGACAGTGGGCGCAAATACGTTGACATTCTGAACGCAGCAAATGTCGCGATTGAGAAAGTAAACAAAGAAAGAGCGAAGGCGATGAAAGACCAAGGGAAAGCTTTTAACCCCAATGATTTTCCCGACCCTACCCCACGCTTAAAAAAAGCTCTTGAATACCTCTCCCTGTTACAGAGAATAGACATCGCCCAAAAGCACATCTCCGAGGTTAAGGCTGCAAACCCAAACGTTGACACAAAGAATATAGAGAACGCCACAAGGCTCATTGAGAATTTCCGAAACAGACTATTATCGCTTCAGGACAAGATGTTCGGGACAGGTGCGGATAATGCCCATGTGCTCGGTATGTACGGAAAGACTTTGGCGATGACGCTCAAGGATGTGGATGCAATTATCGGCAAATTACAGAAGCCGAATCCTTTGTCCGACCTCGACGGTAATTTCTCTAAACTGGATGCGCGCATTGACGCTGTGCGTGAAAAACTCGCCAAGCTACGCGACCTTATGAACGAAGGCACGCAAAAGGGATATAATACTTCAATGTTCGGAGAGCGCATTTCTGGACTTGGAGGCGTTGTGGCACGAATGGAAGCAGCAATGTCAAACAAGAACGGAGAACTGGCGAATGTCGACAAGATGAAGCAACTCTTTAGCGATATTTCTGTCGAACTCAACAAGGCTTCAACGGCAATGCAGGCTTATGGTCGTGAAAAGGCAAAGGCGGTGGCGCAGGAGAGAGAGTTTGCCGTAGCTTCAAAGTTAAGTGCCAAAGATAAAGAAGCCGAATTGAAAGCTTTGTCGGACTACACCAAGCGTTACATGACGCTCGTTGAAGAGAAGCGTAAGGTTGCCGAGAAGGCCGGCATATCTCCGTTCTTCAAGAACGACAATGGTCTTAAAAATATCAAGGCAGAGATAGATACATTGCTTGAAAGACTCGGGAGGGTCAGAGAGGATATTGCCCTGTATCAGCACGCAATTGGAACCGGTACGAAGGAGGGTATTTCCTTCGGTCAGCAGGGCTTGAAGGAGGCCAACACTGAAGCAGAGAAGCTGATGCGTTCGATTACCAACCTTCAGAACGTTTACGACACTCTCCGTGTGAGTCAGGCAAACGTTAAGGATTTGATAGGTCAGACACCACAGAAGCAGAGACAGGATGATATTCAGAGAAGAATGTCTGATTATTATTCCAAGCTCGAAAAGGACTCTGCTCAGGCTGCGAAAGATGCGGCCAAGGCGGAGCGCGAGAGAGCTGCGGCAGAGAAGCAGAGGCAGAATGAGTTAAGGAACACAGAGCGACGATACGACTCCCTTGGCAATAAGGTTCGTCAGCTGCGTGCCGAGTTTAGTCGTGGCATTTCTCTCGGGGCCCACACGGATAAGTCATACGAGGAGATACGCCGTCTTCTCAGCATGATGCGTGTATTGCGTGCTCTTCAGGGAAGTCTTTCCTCGACGAATTGGCGGGAGCATCTGGGCAGACTCGGTAATTACGGCGCGGGACACGACGCAACGCAGGCAGAGCGAGCACTGCAAGACCAAAGAGCGATTAATGCGGCGCAAGAAAAGACAAACCGCGAGAAAGAAAAGAGTATTGATTTAGAGCGAAAGCACCAGCAGGAGATTGCAAATTCGGCGGCAAAAGTGCGTAGCGACCTTGTTCGCGCTTTTGAGCAGGCGAAAAACTCCGCAGGAGGTCTTAACTCTACAATGCAGGATTTTAAGTCCCTGATTATGCAGGGAGGACTTGTTTACGGTATGCAGCAGTTTGCCATGAGTGTGATAACGACTGGTGGCGAACTTGAAAAGCAGCACATCGCATTGCAGAGTATTTTGGGCGACATACAGAACGCCAATACTATGTTCTCGCAGGTTAAGGAACTTGCATTGCAATCTCCGTTCACCTTCTCTGAATTGAACAAAGACGTGAAGCAGTTGGCGGCTTACGGTGTAGAGTACGACCAGCTGTATGACACCACAAAGCGACTCGCAGATATGGCGTCGGGCCTCGGAGTCAGCTTCGAGCGAATAGCTTTGGCGTTCGGACAAGTGCGTTCGCGCGGTTGGCTTGATGGCAAGGAGTTGCGGCAGATTTCGTATGCGGGTATTCCACTGTTGCAGAAGCTGTCAGAATACTACTCAAAACGTGAAGGCCGCAAGGTTACTACAAGCGATGTAAAAACCCGCATATCGGGGCGCGGTGTTGATTTCGAGGATGTCAAGAACGTATTTTGGGAGATGACAGATGCTGGCGGTCAGTTCTATAACATGCAGCTCGTACTTTCGGAAACCCTTCTCGGTAGATACAACAAACTTAAAGATGCGTGGGAAATCATGCTCTCTGATTTCGCAAGCGGAAACAGTGTCATCGGTAAGGGGTTGAAGGGTATTTTAAATCTCGTTACGGAACTTGTTCAGGCAATGCACTCTATGGCTCCTGTGGTAGCCGCGGCTTTTACAGGATTTGCTTTGAAAAAGATGCAAACGGCACTTGGCGGCGGTATCGGTGCGGCACTACTATCAGGCAAGGCGAGTATGGCTGCTGATGTACAGAAAAGGGTTCTACTTGGAGAAAGCGTAACAGCTCAGGAGCTGCGTTTGCTTCAAACAAAGAAGCAAATTACCGCAGAAGACTTAAAGGCACTGGTAGCAGCGAAAGCGTTGACGAAGGCTGAGCTTGACCGTATGCTTATAACAAAAAGCATTACGCCGGAGATGTACAAGCAAACGCTTGCCGAAATGGGGCTTGTTAGCAAGACATGGACTCTTAAAGGAGCGCTAAGTGGCATCCTCGGTCCAATAAAGGCAATTCCTGGGAAAATTCGCGCAGCAGCAGTGTCTACCGCTTCATGGCTTGCCGGTCTTAGGGCCGGAACGACATCCGTAAGGGCGAGCTTTGCAGGATTGTGGGCTTCTTTCAGTATGCGCGGAGCTGCTGCAATCAACATCGTGACGGCAGGCGCAAGGACACTTGCAACAACGCTTTGGACGGCAATAGGCGGTTTGCCAGGTCTTCTCATAACTGGAGTAACGATGGGCATGGGATACTGGTATTCCAAGAACGAAGAGCTTAAAAATTCCATGAAGCAGACGGCTGACGAGTTGCAGGACAGATACAAGCAGCTCAATGACTTTATGAAAGAGAATGACGCAAGCAAGGCTATCGCAGAGGGTGACGACAGGGCAATAGACAACATGATCGACGAGTATAAGGAGAAAATCAAGCAGATAGCTCCTTATAACTACAACAATCTTGTAATGAAAGCCGAAGAAAAAGAAAGTCACAAGGAGCGCCTAAAATACCTCGCCGATGAACTCAACCTACTACAGAAGGCAAATGAGCTGTCGCAGGGAAGATTGACTGATAGCGGGATGTACAAAGACCTGAAAGACGCTGCGGAAAAGTCAAGTAAAGTGTTTGAGAATATTGACGCTGTAGCATCTGACCTTATTACGGGTGGCGAAGACAAGCAGACCGCTCGAAAAAAATCCTTCGAACTGAGTTTAGACGCCAAAACCTCAACCGAAAATCTCAAAAAGGAAATAACAAAGATTTTTGGCGATATAAGCAATGATAGAACTGCGCTTGAGGCCGCAAAGTTAAGTTTGAGCAATCTGTTTTCTGGCATGGGAATACCCGAAGACCGTGCCAATGAGATAAGAGCAAGTGTATTGCAAGCGTTCGGTATTACTGACGGATGGCTTGAAAGTCAGGTCGGAAGTGAGATGCGCCAGATGATAGACAATGTAGCGCCGGACATTGCCATGAAAATACGTTCCGGGCAAAAACTGACAAATGAAGAGGCGCGAAAGGTTCGGGAGTTGATGGATGACGCCAAGAAGAACCTGATACTGAAATACCCTGAACTCGAATCGACATTGCAGCGCCTACTTGCCGCATCGCACTTTTCTGCCGTAATAGACCTTGTGGTAAATGACGCTGGCAAATACGGAGACGTGCAAGGAACTATGGCGAAGCGTATGCCGAAGTTCGCCCTTTACGAGAAGAGTAAGAAAGACCAGTATATGAGTTATATAAGCTCATGGGGTAAGCAGGATTCGTGGTATGAAGCACGCAATGCCGCCAAGACAGAGATTGATAGGCTCAAGAACGAATATGACGCTGCCCGAAAATCAAAAAGTTCGAAGGAAAGGCTGAACTGGTTGAAATACCAGTACGACAATGCTGTGGGCGCGGCTTTCGATTTGCTGAATTATGACTACAAGGGCGAGGACAAGAAATCCAACAAGGTTCCGAAGGTCAAGGGTGACAAGAAGGATAAGGAGCTTGATGAGCTGAAAAGACAGCTTGAGGACTTCAAGGCCGCGAGACAGGCTTACCAGAAGTTGAGGAAAGAGGCCGGCATGAGCCGTGCGAAGGCAAAGAACGAGGTCTTCGGCCTGTATAAGGACTTGGACTGGAAGAAGATTGACCTCGACAATTATTCCGGCAGCATCGCCCGACTGAAAGGCGGTTTCAACTTCGACAAGACGATTGACAGAAAGAAATTCAGAACGCAGCTCGACAAGGAGAACTTTGAGTGGCGCTTCTCCGAGGAGCTGAAACCCGAATGGGAACGAGTTGCTTCAAACTTCAAGGAGGCCCTGGAGAAAGGCGTGAAGCAGGCGAACTTGCAGAAGGAACTGTACGAGAAGACAGGCAGTCTGGACTTCGCCAAGCTCGCCTTTCAGGACGGCGCGGTATGGGATGAGCAGACAAGAAAGATGGCGGAGGACTTCAAGAAGAACTTCGGCTACGATGTCAACCTCGGAATGACCGAAGCCGACGCGAAGGTCCTGTATAAGGACACGCCTCTCGCTCTTGAGGCTTGGCAGAAGATAACGACCTTGGTAAAGGATAATTATGTCAAGAGCTTGCAGCAGGCAGCGGACATCATCGCACAGACAGCGAGCACGCAGGAGAAGATAGCCACCATCTACGCCAAGTACGAAACTCCGATTGCACAAGCAAAGGAGGCGGGCGATAACGGGCTTGCATATCGTTACACGCGCCAGCGTGACAAGGAAGTGAACTCCGCTAAAACGGAAGCCTTCAACAAGAGCAGCGACTATATCACGTTCTTCGGAGCGGTGTCGCAGCTCGGTATGGACAGGGCATCCGAAATCGCTTCGCAGATACGCGAGAACATTAACCAGGCACTTGCTGACGGAACCATTGACGCTCGCGAGTACGGCAAGCAGATACAGCAGCTTGACGAGCAGTTGAATAAACTCTCAAGCGGCAAGAAAAACTTCTTCAATGCAGGTTTGAGCGGCGTTGCAGAACAGCGCGTTCAGAACGCCAACGAGAAAATCACCGCGGGCGCAGCATTGAAGCAGGAGGGTGAAAGACTTGCGCAGGAGGCTACGACAAGACTATTAGACGCGCTGAAAAACAGTGATTGGGACGGCGTTGCGAAAGCTACTGCGGAAGTGCAGGAAGGCAAGAAGAAGGCAAAAGAGGGAGAGAATAAAATTAAGGAAGGACAGGAGGAAGCGAAGGCTGCGAACAAGTTCAAGAAAGCCATGTCTGCGGTAAGCGTAGCGGCTGACAAAATAAACGCCAATATTCAAGGTGTTGTAGCTGCGTTCAACGACATTAAGGACACGGCAAGCGCACTCGGCGTTGACACCGAAAGTAACGCATGGCAGGACGCAACAGCGTTCTTTGACTCTCTCAACGGCATTTCCAATTCTATCTCTTCCATCGCGACAAGCGCTATGTCGGGCAATGTCGGCGGCGTCATTCAGGGTGTAGTCGGCATCTTTACCTCTCCGTTCAAGGCTTTCGCTGCGGCGCATGACGCAAAGCAGGAACGCCAGATAAAGCTCGCGGAGCGTAACATTACGGAACTTGAGCACTTGCGTAACGATGTAAAGACGACGATTGAAAACACTCTTGGCGGTGTCTATTCATACGAGATGGATAAGGACACGAAGGCGACACTCAAGAAAGTAACGGACAACTACGAGAAGGGTCTGAAACTCCAGAAGTCAGGCGTGCTTATCGGCTACAACGGCCCGTACACAAGTGACACCTACAACGCCGCCAAGAAGTCGCTTGCCGAACCCGACAACGCTTTCCTTGCGGAGCAGGCTTCCCTCATGGCGCAGAAGGACGAAATGCAACGACAGCTCAACGCCGAGCAGGGCAAGAAGAAGAAGGACAAGGACAAGATTGCCGACTACAAGCAGGAAATCAAGGAGATGGAAACGACCATCAAACAGCTTGCAACCGACTTTCTCAAGGACATCTACGGCGTAGACATGAAGTCGTGGGCAAGCCAATTAACCGACGCAGTTGTAAGCGCATGGGAAAAAGGTGAGGACGCCATTGATGCCTACAAGAAAAAGGCCAGGGATATGGTGAAAGACCTCACCAAGAATATTCTGTCACAGAAAATCATGGAAAAGGCTCTTGAAGGTCCGCTTGAAGCGCTCACTACGACCATCAAGCAGAAAGGCAGACTTGAACCTGAGGATGTCCTGAATGTCGCCAACGAACTCTACAAGCAGACGGACGACGCGGTGTACAACATCACGGCGATACTGGAGAGCCTGAAAGACAAAGGTCTTGACCTTTCGGCAACCGGCGATGGAAGTGTGACCAATGGCATCAAGAACATCACGGAGGAAACTGCGGATATTCTCGCAAGTTACGTCAACGCCATCCGTCTTGACGTGAGTGTTAACCGCGCCCAGGTCAAGGACATCGGAGAACTCTTGAAGATGCGTCTTCCCGAAATGGGCCAGATACAGAAAGCACAGCTCGGGCAGCTCACGCAGATAGTCATGCTTGCGGAGGCCCGTAACGAGAAACTCGATCGGATGATGGATTGGATGAACGCGGTGTCTACAAGCGGCAGAAAAAAGCTCTATATCAGCTAATAAAGTGGATATTTATTGTTAAAAACGCGGATAGTTATATATTAATTTGTATAATTATCCGCTTTTTATTATTTTTGGAGAAAATTACGTATATTTATGCAACACTACAATGTCTTCATACAAAAAGAGCAGACGGGAGCGGTGGTAAAAGAGACCGTAGCTGACTTCGACGTGTGGTGCGCCTCCATACCGTTCGACATTGGCATGGAGGTCAAGGAGCCAGTGGTAAGGGATTGGAAGGATGAAAACGGAGAAGACGCATACCTCGGTGACAGCCTTAAATTCGCAGCATACGACATGACCGTAAAATGGTGCTGCAAGGGTGACAAGTTTTCAGCTAACGCAGTAATAAGAAAATTTCTGAACTACCTCAGCGGACGCGACGGAAGCGGTATGAAGATGAAGATGTACTGCGACTGGACTAAGGTAGGAAGAAGACACATCCGCCTCAAGAAGGTGTCCGACGACGCAAACCTGCACCGCGATGACGAGGGAGATGTGGTAACGTTCTCAACAGTGTTGAGAGTTGAAGACCCCGTAACGGAAGTAACATTAAGCAAATAGAGATATGGAATGGAAACTTTATCATAAGGACGGCACGCCACTGCGTGACACCAACGGCAAGGAAATTTCCGTTCATTCGCTGACATACGACGGCGAGTGGATGGGAGAGTGTTCCGTATCCGTATCAATAGAGAACGAAGCTCCCGTCGATTTCTCAATCGGCGATTATCTGATTTACAGAAACGAGCGCTTCGAGCTGAACTACGACCCAGGCAAGATAAAGCAGGGCCACAAGAACGCCCTCGGCGACTCGTTTAAGTATTCAGACATAAAGCTGAACTCCCTGTCCGACGAGCTGGCAAGAGCGGAGTTTCTTGATGTTGTGCTGAACGACGAGGCGCAGCTACACTACACCGCCCTGCCCGACTTTGTTTTCTACATCGGATCACTTGACGATTTGCTTGACAGGTTGCAAGCTAACATGAACGAGCAGTTCGGAGACAAAGCATGGAAGTTCTATTCACGCAACTGGAAAAGAAGCCAGACACGAGGCTGCGAGGCTGCAAGATGGGAAGAGATATATGGTGGCGATACAACCAAAGAGGACACTGGTGTTGCAGACACCGAGATAGACTCAACTTCAATCAGTGTACAGAATCAGACCGTATGGGAAGGACTTGCGTTGGTAAACTCCCAGTTCGACGTAAACTTCATAACACGAAACAGAGAGGTATTCGTTGACACATCGGGCTTGCTCATGCAGAACACGTTCAAGTACGGCGCAGCATTTGGACTTGTCGAGATTAACCAGGACGCAGAAAGCGACCAGAAGATTGTCACGAGAATGAGGGCATACGGTTCGGAGAAAAACCTACCCAACAGATACTACGCAACATTGAATATGGAGGTGTGGGCCGACTTCGCGGATACGCTACAGCTTCTCGATCATACCGCATGGTATGCAGCAGACATCAAACTTGGTGGTCTTAATGTTGAAAAAGCGTCGGCGTATTTCACCAACCATATCTCCGACGGACAAGGCTCCTCGCGATACTCCGTAAGTCTGCATGACGGCGGCGTTGTCGTCAAGGCCAAGGTAACGGTTCTTCGTGCGCCGTATTTCGAGGAGCGTATCGAAGTGCGCATTGCGGGCGGCACGAACGAGGAAAACTCGGTTGCCGACGCAAGAAAATACTACGAGGCGGTAAAGTCAACAAAGATGGTTCATTTTGTCAGCGGAGTGAACAAGGAGGCTTTCCCCGACAACAGGAAAGATTACGCTACCGACCATCTGCCCAACAACATGGCGTGTTCACGCTTAATGCTGCCAGGCTTTCCGCAGATGTCATTGCAGGAGTGGTGGAACAGCCACACTGACAAGCACGCGTCGCTTAACCCGACCGGCGCGGAGCTGCGCTTCTCGACAAGAACCGACCGCCCGTGGGTGGAGTCAGCTATGGCTGACACTATCGGCGTGCGTCCTGGCAGTGTATTCTTCGATACGGAAGACATAAAAGAAAAGAAGGAAGAAATATTTCCGACAATCAAGGAGATGGAGGTGGACGGCGTGCGCATTGACGAAATCGCGGTTGGCACGAATGTAGAGGACAACGGTGTGTTCAAGGATAGTCAGGATGTTCCTTCATGTAAGGTCGAGCTTAACGAAAAGGTAAACTTCGACATCAATGCCTTAAAGCAGAGCGACTTCTCCATCACCATGACGGACGGAATGTGTGCCGGCAGAAAGTTTAAGGTGTCGGGAAGTGTAAAAGAGAACGGTCGCTGGGTGCTCACGTTGCAGCGAGTGGAAGACATCGGTCTGTATTTTCCGTACAAGGACTTTCAGATTAGCAAGGGCGATCATTTTGTATTGTCGGGAATTGAACTGCCTGTACAGTACGTTGAAGCGGCTTCCGAAAAGCTGCTGCGCTACGCTATTGCATGGCTTATAGAGAACGACCACACCAGACACACCTACGCACCGAAGATTTATGACATCTTTATGGCCCGTCAGCATGACGAGGCAATGGCCGACACCTCGGGGGCAGTAAAGAGCATACATGACACAATCAAGGAGGGCGACATTATGCCGTTCGAGGATGAAGACCTCGGACTTGACGCGGAAATAATCATCGACAGGCTGACAATCAAAGAGGAAAACGGAAAGATACCGTCATACGAGGTAAGTCTGCGTGAAGACAAGGAGGCAGGCACGCTGCAAAAGATGCAGGAACAGATAACCGCGCTCGGCAGAGGTAGCGGTGGCGGCACTACGCCTGCACAGGTTAAGGAATATATCGCGAGTGAAGGCTCGAAGTTTTTTCTCTCAAAGACAAAACAGGATGTCGCGCAGAAACTTATCCGCTTTTGGGAAGGTATTGCTTTTGGCGAGCAGTCTGACAGCAATGTCCTCGGCATCTCCTCCGACGGTATCGCTACCCTTAAAGAGGTTGTGTCGGCGGCGTTCCGTTCGGGTGCGCTCGGCTCTGGCTTCAAGCTTGGTGATTACAACGGAGGTAGTGACAGCTACCTGGAGGTAGACCATCTGCTTGTGCGCAAGGCTGCGGAGTTCGTAAGGCTCGTAATCCGAGAGCTTCAAAGCGTAGGTGGCGAGATAGTCCTGTCGCCTGCGTCGATGAAGATTAGCAAGGTGGACTTCTTGAAAAAGGGAACGCTGCTGCCCGAATACGGCACTGCGCCATTGCGATATGACGTTTATCGCTGTTCGTTCCTGACTAAGCGAGGCGACGAAGAGATAACGAACCCGTTTGTCGTCAACGACCTTGTGCGCTGCCAAACGTTCAACATCAAGGAGGGCACGACGGCGAACGCAAAGAACAAATATTATTGGCGTAGGGTGACGGCGGTCGGCACGGACTACATCGACATTCTTGCCTTGTCGGGAGGTAACTACGGCGACTCGCAGCCAGAGGTGGGTGACGAGCTTGTTCAGATGGGCAATACAACCGATGTGGCGCGCCAGTCGGTGCTGTACCTCTCGGCTTACGGCTCTGACTCGCCGTCAATCAAGCTGTACAAGGGCGTGAACGACTACACGCTTGACGGCAAGGAGATATTCGTGGTATCACGCGACGAGGTGTATGCGCTTGCGTCGATGTTCAAACTCAAAGTGAAGGACGGCAGCACGACCAAGGAAACGACGCTTGCAGAGATTGTGGCGAACGTTGACGGACTGAGTTCTACGGTGTCTGCAAACAAGAAGGAGGCGGATGCGCAGATTAGCAAGATAAATACTACGCTATCGCAGAACGCCGAGAGTATCACTTCACTTGCACAGAAGCAGACGAATACTGAGAATAAGGTATCGAAGATAGAGCAGACAACGGACAAAATCTCTCTACAGGTTGAAACGACCACGAACCTAAAGAATAGCATCGTAGGCTCTGCGCTGCGTCCGTGGGATGACATCACGAAGATAGCAGCGGCCCACTCGCAAAAGGTGGAGATAACAAGCGGTGGCGGTGTCGGCGGCTCAAACTACGCAACGTTCAGTGCGTCGGGCGCTACGGTGAACACATACACAGGTCTGTACTTTAAGGATGTGCGTGTGTCGGCAGGCAAGACGTACGTATTCAGCGTATGGGCGAAGATTGTCAGCCTGTTTGATAATGGCGCTTACTACTCCATCAAGCGCTTTGACGGCGGTACGGAAGGCGCTGTTGTCAAGTCGGGCAATATCTATCCGAGTATAGGTGGCTGGCATCTCTTTACTGCGACGTTTACCGTGCCCGACGGCTGCACGAAGCTGTTGCTTGAACTTGCCGTGCGCAGAAATGGTGCTATCGACGTGTGCCGCCCGATGATAATGGAGGGCACGGAATACGGAGGCTGGAGCTTATCTCCCTACGACAAGACGGAGGCAGGCAAACTGGAGTCGGGATTAAAGAGAGCAGGTATTGACCTTGAGGACGACACCATCACGGCGACGGCTAACAAGTTCATGGTCAAGAACAACAGCGGCGAAGTGACGGCGAGCGTGAACGAGAATGGCGTGCTTGAGGTTGGCGCTGGTCTGTTTGGGGGGTTTGTCAAAAAGAACTTGACGGTCATTACACCTGATAATATCGGGCAGTACACTATCCCCTCCGCTCAACTTGGTTACGTAGTATTCGATTTCGCCACCGCAGGTTCCTTTGTTAGGTTTGAGGGTGATTTTAAAGCGGTGTATGGTGGCGACTACCTTACGATTATTCTGCCATACAACAATTACAGCACCGACACAAGGCTACATTCAATTCCTTTCTCGCAGGCAGTACCATATTTAGACCAAAAATTTATTGTAATAAACAAAACAAACACCTCTGTAGTGTTGGTTGGCGGTGGCACAATAAATAAAAGAGGCAGTACTACCATTGTAACCAGTAGCCTCCCGAACGAAGTAGGAACGAACCAGGAGGGTATAGTGACGTGCACCCTAAAAACCACCACTAAAAGCTCTGGCAATAACTGCACAATAGTATGGGATGGCTATGTTTATGGATAATTAAAAAGAACAAGATATGAAGAAAATAGTTAGAGGTAATGACTTCACTCTGCGCATACCAGTGTGCAAGATAGTGAACGGCGAGCAGGTGGCTTTTCCGCTGCCTGCCTGCACGGACATCGTTGTGAACATCGTGAACCAGTATCGGCGTGTGGCTCTAAGCTACACTATCGACACAGCGGAGGATAACATCATCAATGCACGTGTCGAGGGCGACGCCGTGTCGGTTGGCACATACGCCCTTGAAGTTCGCGGAAAGATTTTCGGCAACGACTGGCGCAGCAAGGAGTACGAGCAGTTCTGCATCGTTGACAACAACGCTTCGGGCGACACGGCGTTCAACGGCGAGCTTATCGAAGGCGAGGACTCGGTAGAGATGAACACAGCGCTTGTTATCCTGCCTCCGACGGCAGAACTGACGCAGCTCATAACCGATGCGAACACTGCTATTGAAACGGCAAAGCAGACGGACGCAACGCTCAAGGCTAACGAGAGTGAGCGCACGGAGGCTGAGCAGCAGCGAGTGTCAGCAGAAACCGCTCGCGTGTCAGCAGAAAACAAGCGCAGCGAGAGTGAGGAGGTTCGCCATGCAGCAGAGGCTGAACGCGTGAGCAACGAAGAAGCGCGAAAGACAGCTGAAGCGCAGCGTGCCAATGCCGAGACCGAGCGTGCAGAAGCTGAAAAGACGCGCACAGCGAATGAAACCGCCCGTGTAGCAGCGGAAAAGCAGAGAGCTACTACTTTTACGGAGCTTTCAGCAAACGTTGATGCCGCTGTCAGCAAGGCGAACAGCGCAGCAAGTGCAGCAAACTCTGCTACCGACAAGGCAAACGCAGAGGAGGGTAAGCGCGCCGAAGCCGAAGAACAGCGCGCCGAAGCCGAGGATACACGCAAGCAGAACGAAAACACGAGACTGGAGGCTGAAACCGAGCGTGTACGCCAAGAAGCAGCGAGAGAAACTGCGGAGGCAACTCGTCAGAACGCAGAGGTGGAGCGAGAAAAATCTGATGCCGAGCGCGAGAAACGTGTGCTCGAAGCAATATCCAATACGTCTTCTGCCGCAAAAGCCGCCACTGACGCAGCAGCCGTGGCAACAGAAGCAGGTAACAACGCGGAAAGCAAAGCGACGGAAGCGGAGAGAGTGAACGCCGAATTAAACGGCAACATGCTCGTAGTGACTGATAGAAATGGCGATGTCCGCACTCTTGACTTCGAGCAATGGGACTTGGAAGAGCGAGTGAATATCACCATTACGACATCTGTTGCTGGAGTAAGCGTGAAAGGCGTGGCGGTAAACGTCTTCCTTAATGGCTCTTCGGCGTTCACAAAATACACCACGGATGCTGACGGCAAGGTGTCGTTCACAATCCCGAGAGGAGCGATGTACAGAATAGCTTTCCAGGAGCTGAAAGGCTGCGACCCTCTTCCCTCTCTTACCTATACCGCCGCTCTGAGAGTACGCGACATCAATGTGGAGTATAAGCCGATAAGCGACGAGCAAGCCTCTGTGATAGTAACGATAGACAAAGCAGAGAACGGAAGTGTAAGTCCGTTCGGAGGCGTGGCAGTGACCTGCGCCATTGCAAACGGCGACACCATAACAACGGAAACCGACAGCGAAGGAAAGGTGACGTTCCGCGTACCATACAACAAGAAGTACAAGATTACCGCGGCTCAGAAAGATGGCTGCTACGCTTTTCGTGGTGTGTACGAGAAGAACAATGTGGCAGATGTGGCAGAACATAATCTTTACTTCCACTACTACCCTACTACGTCAGGCGTGTTTATTCTTGACGCTACAGGCGCACAATATACGGCGGATGAATGGCAGGCGGCTGGCAAGACCGCGGAAGAAGCAGTTCTCATAAAACTCGTGACGCAGAACCTTGCTAATGGCAACAACTGTTTCGGGTTCTCGCCCGCAGCCTTGCAAAATGGTTATCCAAGTAAACAATGGTGTACGCAAACTGTTCTGTTTAATAACATCCCAGCAAACGGAAAAGATACGAATGATGCATTGTATTATGACGGATACAAGTCGTCAAAACTGATACGTGAGGAAGCGCAGGAAAGGAACTTGACAGTCCCTGCATTTTCATTCGCATACGACTGCACGGTTGAGATGGCAGGTGAAACGCTGCATGGGTATATGGTCTCATTCGGTCAGGCGGCTGAGATGTTTATCAATAAGGCTATTGTAGATGACGTGATAAAGGTTTTGTACGGATCTAATGCACAGCAATTGAGTTCATTATTTTCTCGAAACTTGTGGACTTCTACGCAGGGCGATGTCGCGAATGCTTGGTTCCTCAGTGACAAATTGAACAACAAAAGCACCAAGCCGCACGACTTCTGTGTTATACCTGTTTTTGCTTGTTAATCTCTCTTTATCTCTCCGTCTTCCGCGAACAGCGAAAAATTAACAATAAACACAAATAAAGAATATGAAGAGAACTATTAGTTTTGTCCGTACGTCAATCCATGCGGATTTGTTTAAAAAGGAATATGCGTTAGGAGGTCTAACCATTTATCACATCGACGAGCAGTTGAATGTTGAGATGAACGCATACGAGTGTTGGGAGTGTTCGGTACGGAGTGGCGAATACACGCAAGACGAGGTTATAGCTGCGTTCGAGGAGTTTAAGGCAAAGCTCGCAGCGTCAGAGTTTGCAACGGCGAGGGCACAGAAGATAGCGGAGATAGAGGCTTACGACACATCGTCTGCTGTCAACGGCTTTTCGCTCAACAATACAGTGGTGTGGCTCGACAAGGCTACACGCGTAGGCTTGATGAACTCCACCAGCATCACAAAGGCGATGGGACAGCCGACAACGACTTTATGGCTCGGCGAAAGCAAGATGGAGGTGCCCTGCGACACGGCGATACAGCTACTCTCGGCGCTTGAGATGTATGCCCTGGAGTGCTTCAACGTGACGGCAGCGCACAAGAAGGCAGTGAGCGAGCTGACGACCATCGAGGAGGTAGAGAAGTACGACATCACGGCAGGCTATCCTGCGCAGCTAAAGATGGAGGTGTAGCATGATGACATTAGCTATTATTATACTCTTCGCGCTTGCGCTGTACGTTTTCAACTGCTGCGTGGCAAGACGAGTGCCTACGATGCTCTCGGAGGTGTACTACCTCGCAGATAAAGACTGGCTCTTCCCTGCGCTTATGGCGTCGCTCGGAGCATCGTTCTTGCCGCTCATGCTCTCGAAGGGCGGCTTGGAGTGTATGGCGTTCCTTACCTGCGTGGGCATTATCTTTGTCGGCGCAGCTCCTGCGTACCTCGACGAGAGTCAGCGCACAATACACAAGTGCGGAGCTATCACGTCGGCAATAGCAAGCGTGGCATGGGCGTGCAGCATCAACGCTCTGCCTACCGTTCTGTTTGCCGTGCTCGCTGTTATGCTCTGCATTTGGAAGCGCCGCTACTGGCTATTCATCGTCGAGTGCTGCGCGATACTCAACATCGTAACAACATTATTCATTTAAATCTATAAACATGGAAATCAAGGTAAAACGAATAGCAAGAAAGGAGACATATACCATCGGCAAGATGTACGTTGACGGCGCATACGTATGCGACACGCTCGAAGACAAGGACAGAGGACTGACTTCTAATATGTCGGTTGCGCAGATATGCGGTGTGAAGATTAAGGGCGAAACCGCCATTCCGACGGGCAGATACCTCGTCAACATGAAGACGGTATCGCCTCGCTTCGGAGGTCGGGCGCAGTATCAGTTCTGCAAAGGTAGACTGCCGCGACTATGCAATACACCTGGCTACCAAGGTGTGCTGATACACATCGGCAACACGGCGAAGGACACGGATGGCTGCATCCTTGTCGGAGAAAACAAGGCGGTCGGACAGGTACTGAACTCAACGGCAACGTTCCGTAAGCTCTACCCTATTCTGAAAGCTGCGGATGAGAGAGGAGAACGGATTTGGATAACAATAGAGTAAAGGAGGCGAAATGGATACAGTATTGCAGATTATAACGTTGCTTGTAAGCAGCGGCATCGTCGGACAACTCCTCTACTACAACTCTCGGAAACGAAAGGAAGCTGCATCTGCGCAGAAAGACGAAGACGCGAACGCAATGGCTTATGCTCAAGAATGGCACAACCTTTACGACCATGAGCACGAGGAGCACATGGAGGAGCGCGACCGACTAAACAAAAAAATTGACTCACTCTACGACGACATTGGCAAGCAGCGAACAACCATCCGTCAGCTCAAAGACGAGAAGAACACGCTCCTAATGAAAATGCACGAGCTGCAATGGAACGAGTGTACCGTGAACGGATGTATGAAGCGAAAGCCACCGAGAGACTACGGAAGAGAAGAAACTGATTAATAATAATGTCAAAAGTAAAAGTGTAAAGTAAAAGTGTATGGATATAAGAGAAATTCTGATGCTGCTGAACTGCATCGTATTGGGAGCGATAACGCTCTTTTTTTTCTACAAGGCAGATAAGCACGATGTGGTCGATGAAGACTACGACGAGAATAAGCGAAACCGACAAGGTGCTATCGGATGGTTTATCGCATCTATATTCGTGGGAGCGCTCGCACTGCCCGTAATGGTGCTGCGTGAGGTGTATCAATGGAGGCGTTACAAACTACCGAGTATCGAATGGGATGATATTTGCCGCTACGGCTTCACTATCATCGTTGGCTCTATGCTGCACTTGCTCCTGCTTGTTATGACGAGCTGCGCGACTCCGAAGCCTGTTGTGCTTGAACGGGTAATCAACAAGACGGACACGTTGTATAAGACCAACTACAAAGCAGATACATTCCGCGTACATGACTCCATCTATGTCGAGAGCTACATGATAGGTGATACAATATACAAGACAAAGAACGTGTACAAATGGCGTGACAGAGTGAGCGTGAAGACGGACACGATATACAAGTCTATTCTGCGAGCGGACTCGATACCAGTGCCGGTGCCGGTTGAGCATAAGGCGACATGGTGGGAGCGGACGCAGATGTTCGCAGGCAAGATAGCGGTCGGAGCGGTGGCACTATGTTTAATCTCACTGCTGTTATGGCTGATACACAGAAAGAGATAATATGTAGATTGGTTAGTTATTAGTTTTTTAGTTTAAGGTGATTTGTTTTCAGGAGCCTTGCCTGTCCGTGATGGATAGGCAAGGAGTTCAAGTAAACTACCCATGAGCTAAAGACTTGCGTTTTTTACAGTGTTTAAATAAATAAGTAACTGTTCAAAATTAATTTTATAAATATGAATAATTCACGAATAAGTTCGTATCCACAGACGCCAAGGCCCTGTTCGTACAATAGAAAAGCGAGTCCGTAGTCTCGTAATCTATCGGTCTTATCCA